ACCTTCACCGCTCCTGCATTAACTGAGATTTCCGGTTCCGTTTACGTTCAAGAGGGTGCAACCTTCACCGCTCCTGCATTAACAAAATCCGGTTCCGTTTACGTTCAAGAGGGTGCAACCTTCACCGCTCCTGCATTAACTGAGATTTCCGGTTCCGTTGACGTTCGTCAGGGTGCAACCTTCACCGCTCCTGCATTAACTGAGATTTCCGGTTCCGTTTACGTTCAAGAGGGTGCAACCTTCACCGCTCCTGCATTAACAAAATCCGGTTCCGTTGACGTTCGTCAGGGTGCAACCTTCACCGCTCCTGCATTAACAAAATCCGGTTCCGTTGACGTTCAAGAGGGTGCAACCTTCACCGCTCCTGCATTAACTGAGATTTCCGGATTTATAAAAATTCAAAATAATTTAGGTGTAGAAAAACGACTTTGGAAAAATTTTTCAGCAAATACGTGGATTATAACCGAACATTCTTCGGATTGGCTTATCGCTAAAAACAGCAAATCAAAATATTATTTAAACGATGTAGAGTTTAAAAAAGAATGGTTTTTGAAAATAAAATTTGATAAGCTAAAGGCTTCTGAAGTTTTTGCTATTGATAATATAGAACATCGCCGGGTTGCATACCAATTTATGGATAAGGTAAAAATGAAAGAATTGTCTGATTATAAAATATTAGATGAAGTAAAAGATGATGGTTATGGATATCCTATGCGAATAGTAAGTTTCACTATTCAAAAAATTGAAGATCCTCTTTTGTTTTATAATTGCCACTGCCCTTCTACGGGGAGGGAATATTTTATTGGAACAAATAAAAATAGTTGTAAGGCAGCTAAAATGGAATCGTTTGGATTACAACATGACTACACATTTACCGAGGAATGGTAAATGGTATTTAAGGGGATAAACGTTCAGAACGAAGGAACGGATAAAGGGATGGGTGTTTTCCATTTTACTTGAAAGTACGGGTTCGATTCCCGTTATCTCCACGAATTATATAATCAATTCTAAAGTGTAACGGATAAACACTAAACCGGATGCCGTGATACGGGACACAGCTTTTAACTTTAAATTATTTATACTAATACCAAAGATTATGTCAAGCTATACAATTGGAATAATAAGGAATGCACGAAGCATAAATGAGGCTGCATTATTTGGGAAAATGGAACAGAACCAAAAGAAAAAAAGTGATGTAAGCCAGAATTATTCGGTTAAAATTAAGGATGATAAAGGTTTGGAATATGTAATTAAATATTTCTAATATGATAAAGACAAAACCTAAATCTAAATCCTCTGAACAGGCTAAGATTGATCGAGTATTAAACAAGCGCAAAAAATGGTTAATAGAGTATCAACCTGAATGTATTTTTTGCTCTCAGTTTGCTGGCAGGTATGGAGACCTTGCACATAAAATACGCAGGTCTTATGCGAGTAGTAGATATACCCGGTTTGAATTACAAACTATGAAAAAAAATACAGGTTTAAGTCATAGGGTTTGTCATGATATTTTTGATAATGATATTATTAAAGCAGAACGACTACCTAATTTTTTGAAAATAATGGATGATATTAAATCCATAGATGAACTTTACTACAATAGAATTATAAACAAGTTAGAATCCTTAAAAAAATAATATGAAAAACTTTTGTTTGATTCTCATACTATCGTTGACTTTATTCTCCTGTGCTTCCATGAAGCCATCCCCAAAAAAAGCATATATCTGTATTAATGCTTATCAATCGGTTAACGATGCTCCACATGAGTTTTTAAATTTAACAGCTACGGAGCTACGTTATGAATACCCAGATACTGTAATGTTCGAAAGGGGAGATACGGTTAACATAACAACGTATTGGAGTTTTTGGAAAGGGCGAAGAGTAGTTTTTGAAACTTTTAAAAATTGAGTAATGAGGAAGCTAATTGAAATGCATCGAGAATTATTAATTGAGTGTGATAATTGTGATTACAATATTCCTTTAACGGAAGAAAACGAGAAACATTTAGTATTGTTTATAAACTCACCATGCCCGAAATGCGGCACTAACTTGCTTACTGAAAAGGATTGGTTCCAACATGTAAGAATTATTGAAGTTGTGGATTGGATAAACAAATGGTTTAGTTGGATAACAATGTTCTATTCTAAAAACTCCAAAACTCATTCAGTAATGGTCCATGTCCACGAAGGAGTAACAATAACACCAACACCAGAATTCGATTGTGATGAATGTAAATACTATCCATGCATACACCAGACCAGGATGAAGGATATGAATAGGAAAATAAGGTTTGGAATGTGTGGTGATAAACTTTTATAAAAAATGTATTGATCCTATTAATATAACAATATGGCCTACATAAGCACTGAAAAAACAAAAGAGATAAGGAACGAGCTTAAAGTTTTGTATCCTTCAAAAGATGGATGGAAACTATCAGTAACCAACCATGATTATTCTTCGTTATCCGTATCTATTTTAGAAGCTCCTTTTGAACTTCGGGATGATATAAAAAGAAATTACGAACAGGTAAACCAATATTGTACTGAAGAAAGAAGTAACCAAGCTGCAATTGAGGTACTCAAAAAGGTTATTGAAATAAGCAACAAAACCAACTACAACAAAAGCGACTCAATGTCAGACTATCATGATGTAGGTTATTATTTTAACCTATCTATTGGTGCCTGGGATAAACCATTTATAGTAAATACTAAAAATTAAGCAATGAAAGCAGAAGATTACATAAAGGAACATATACCAACAATGGTAAGAGAACACCACGTAGCAGGAATGAAACTAACTACATTAATATCGCTACTTAAAGGCTACCATGAACACGAGTTGCACAATCACAACAAGTCTAAAATTGAAACAAAAGAACAGATTTTACAGAAACACTTTACAGCAGAATTTGGACACGATGGACACGGTAAATTTATGCAATATATTTTAGATGCGATGGAGGAATATGCACAACAGCAAGTGAAAGACTTGAATATACGTGCTGTTAGCAGATGTAAATATTGCGAACATCCACTTCCGGAAGGACAGAAAGAATTTTGTAATGATAGATGCAATCGAGAATATTATACCCGTAAATTTAAATAAACTAAATAGTAAGCATATGAAACAAATAATTTTCGATACAATTAGCGATCTATGTTCTTCTTTTCTTTACTATGATAGAAAAGCAGACGAAAATTTAAGTATGGACCAACTCAATAATGCAGTTGAGTCTGGAGAAATAACGGTTGATGAAATGGTTGCAGAATTTAGAAAGCACCTTGAAGCAACGTATCAGTCTAAAACTGTATCATAATAATGACTATGATACAATTAAATTTATTTTCATCCATAAACGAAGCAAATAACCAAACCTGTGGAGTTGATAAAAACGAAGCCCCGGACGGATTTTATGCAGTTGCTAAAAACAAAGCAATAACGCCAAACATTTGTAATAGTTGTGATGCAAAATCATTGTGTAATAAAAACGAAAACGATTGGTGTTTAAAAAACAGATGTATGTCTTACGAAATGGTTGCCTTCAAAGATGGTAAAACATACGGAAGAAAAGATAGAAAATCTGTATATTTTAAACGGCAGGAACTTTAAATAACTGAGCGATGAATAGAAATGATGCACGAAAAATTGCTGAAACAATTACGAATGAACAAATACAAGAAATGTTCAATAATGCAAAGACAAAAATTAAAGACTGGACTAAAGTAAGTGATTGTAACAAAGGTTTTACAAAAGGAGTTGCATGGAATATACTTGCTAAAGATTTCGATGCAACAAAACAACATCACATACTTGCTAAAACAAATTTTATAAGAGAGTTTGGTGATTTTTTACCAGATGAATTAAAGCCAAAAAAGCAAAGTCGGCAATTTCAAAAACCTGTCCACCATGATCCACAGTTTTAATGACGGCTAATGTAAAGCGTATGTACTGCCGAATTAAATTACTATAAACAAAATAATATGAAAGTAAAAAGAAAACTTTGGGTTACAATTTTCGGAGAATATAATTTCAAAGAAGTAGTTGAAAAGCTCTGTTCTGAACGCAATATTGAAGTTTTGGTTGGATTTAAGCCTGACATGATGGTTGATATGCACTTAGGATTAAAGGGCAAAAAAGAAGACATCGAAGATTTGCGTAAACATTTGATTGAACATGGTCACGAGGCTGTTTCTCGTAAACCAGGTAGAGCATTTCCATTTAATTTTTCTTAAATTCCTTTATTATGAGAACAGTAAACTTTAAAAAATTTATTCAAAGAAAGCACATGGGTGATGGTTATACCGTTATCCAAGGTACAGGAATATGGGAAGAAGGATTCCCGCATAAAGGATTATTTCACCAATGGGCAAATGCTTACGAAGAATCAACTGCAGGATTTGGTAATTATACAGTTGCATTAGTAGAGATTGAAGATGGGACAATTGTAGAAGTTTTGCCAACATCATTGCAATTCACTGATAAGTTGTCGGTTTAATTATTAAAAATATACACAATGGAAACAAATGACTTAAAAAAACTACTAAATACAGAATGTTTAGTTATAGATCCTCGTTCAAAAAAGAAACAGTTTGAACCAGCAACCATAATTTCAGTTAGTTGGTCAGGTGTATTATTATCAAGACAAGATAAAATATATGAAAATATTTCTTATCAAGTTAAATTACACAGGATTACAAAAACTAAAAAATTCAGAGAGTTATATGAATACAATAGAGTCTTCAATGTAAGCAATGAACGTATCAAATTAATTGAAGGTGCCTAATCAAAAATACAAAAGGAATAAATGTAACATTAATAGTTATATATGTTTAACAACTCTAAACAATTTCACTTAAACCCCCGTAATATATAGGAATTTCAAAAAAAATAAAATGAAAAAGGCAAGAGAGAAAGTATTAGAAGGGATTATATCATCCCAGAATGCGAGGTTAAGGTTTAAGAGGAGAGCTATTCAGAATTTAATAAGCTTTTTGGAGAAAAAGAAGTTACTTGAAGAATACCTTATCATATAATTTGAAAAAGAGGCTAACCACCTCTTTTTTTATGCTGTGTTACACGCTGTTAATCATTATGTTAAAATTATTTTCACTTTTATTTGCATTTTTATTGTATAATATTTGGTACATTGAAATAAAGGTACTACATTTGGTACAGATTAGAGAGACAAACAAACTCTATTTAATACTAAGAAAATGGAATATTTAGAACAATTTAAAAACGAAAATGAAGGTTGGTTAGAAAGTGTAATATCTGACTATGTAAGCGAAATGGCATACGAAAAAGGTATGGAAAGCCATCCAAGTGATTATTTTACTGACACTCTTTATATTTCGAGAGAAAAATGTCAAGATCAAGAATTTGCATTAGAAGTTAAAGAATATATTGAAAGTGAAGTAATAAGTAGGTTAAAAGGCACTAAATACTTAACAAAATGAAAAATAACATTACAATCGAAAAGACAGAAGCGAACCCTGACACAATTGAATTTGTATATTTAATTGACGGCGTTTACAATCAACAAAAAGGTTTCAAAACAGAAGAAGAAGCTATGAATGCTGCAAAAGAAAAAGTAAAACAAATGAAATCTTACAAAAGAAAATGAACGCTGAACTAAACAACATAAAAGCATATTTTACAGAAAGACGGTTACGTTGCCTTTCTGTGAATGCTATCGAAAAAGAAGCTAAAATACCTGATAAAACGCTTTCACATTTTTTAAAAGGTAGAAGGCTTTTAAACTCTGAACATTTGGACGCTTTAATACCTGTTCTTGTAGATTTCGGATATGCGCCAATTACGGAGCAGATTATTTAAAAAGTAGAATATGAATGCAAAATTAAGCCGGAATAAATCCCGGCTTTTTTTTATTAAGAAATATCCTGTTTTTACTTTCAGTTTAATATTTAAGTCTAAAAAAATACGGGTATAATACCAAACATAAAAAGTAAAACAGCCAAAAAACTTAATAATATTAAATTTACCTTATTTTGTTTGCCAGCTTCTCCACAGCCGTATATTCCATTCCGGTAATATAACTATCCTTGTCAACTTCTCCTGCGATAAGTATAATCGCTTCTTTAAAAGTAATACTCCTTGATAATATCACATCGTTAAATTCACCGGACGGTTGTTTGCCATCTATTAATTGCCATTCCCGTCCATCCTGAGATGCGAAAAGATAAAAGCCGAACATTTTACCAACCACCTGGTTGATGTTACACCTTAGCATTATCCTTTCGAATTTCTTAAAACCCTCTATTCCCAACTTAACAGGCTGTGTACAGATTACAATTTGTTGTGTTTCAGTTTCTTCTTCTCTATTGAGTTGTAGCACAGTACTCTTTAGAGTATCTACTGAGTAGACGTGAGGGTAGTCGAATATCAAATGTGAGAACACCTCATTTCTTTTCGTCCAATTTTTAGCATCGAGACTGAAAATATAGGAATATTCGTAATTAGTGTTACTTACTATTACCTCCCGAAAATGATTATCGAAGCAAATGTTTGCATTCGTTAAGTACTGCCTAAAATCCACAGTACTATCATTATTAAGTTCAACTAATGCCGGATTGTTTAAAAAAAGTTGATAATTATCATTATCTGAAAGGTGTGAGTAGGGTTGTATACATAGTTGTGTAGAAATATTACTCGTTTGTGTACCCTGTAGTATACATAGTCCCTCATCGGATGAAAATAGAATTGTTTCATCAATGTAAGTTATCGATTTAGGATTGTTACAAATCGAACCGTTAAGGGGTGTAATGGAACCTATAAATATTTCACCACCTTGAATATTTAGCGCCCACCAACCTTTCGTTGTTGCGACAAATATAGGATGCTGACCGTATTGGCCCTGAGAAATTGGAAGTGAGTTGCTGGCACTGCCAATAATTTCTCCGTCTCCAACCTGGTAACTATTTTTTGCAGGATAAAGGAAAGGATTATTAACCTCTGAAGCTTGAACTTCATTCGAATTAAAAATTATGTTTGATACTACCTTATCAGAAAAAGGCATAACTATAAAATCATCAAAAAATGGTAAAATAAATGAAGATTCATATACTGAATCATAACCTAAATCATTAAGTAATACATCTTTATTTTTACCCGGATTTATAAAGTATGAAATGTTTAAATATGGATGGCTGGTTAAAGGAAGTGTTTTAAAAACTCTGTAACCTGGAAGATCCTCTATAAGTACTCTTAATACTTTAGCTCTACTATCTGGATAAGATAGAATTTCAGGTAATGTTAAATTGTCAACATCGGTATAATATGGGTTGCTACGAACAATATTTATTCCATATTCAGTATTAAGTTCAACCTCTAACACTATTTTATATAATCCATTTGTAATTCTATTCATTAAATAGTATTGTGGACTGAACCCTGAAAATAATTTTACAATAGTATTTTCTTTTAACACCCTTTTATTGTAACCCTGATTTACTCTTCCAACTTTTATATGATGAGAGAAGTTGTCGAGAGTTAAATTAACATTTGCAGTCAATGTTGAAATATCATTTATGTTTTCCTTGTAATACTGCTTAAGATAAGTATTAAAATCAAGAGTATTGTTAAGATAAGATACCTCAATCTGCTTATTTATCTTTGTTGTAATCCCGGTAACTGGCTTTAATTTGTCATCTATCTCAATAGAATGAATTCTATAAAATCCACCTTGGTCCACAATAGTTTTGTAATTGTATTTTTCGAAAGGATGAAGTTTAATGAGTCCTGTATCAGTAAATGAATTAGGATAATCAAAAATTGACATAGGATTAGTAATGAAAATGTCGATTGATTTTACTACATCCGATAGCGTTTTAAGTTTATCTATAATAAATTGTTCGCTTACCGGAATATCGTATAGAACACTTCCAAACTCTATTTGAGTAATTTTATAATTTCCTCCTCCTAAATCTACCAAATGTGCGTTCTTGTCACCAACATACAATAATTTAGGTGCAGAATGTTTAATATAGCTGCCATCAAACATTTTTAACGCATAACAAACCATTATAAAGCCTTCATAGTCTCCAAGAAGTTTTGCTTCAGCACTCTTTTTAACTACAGCCGCCTCGAAAGCTAATTGTTTTTCCTCTTTAGTACCACTAGAACTAAATGTAATTTTTTTTTCAACTGATATAAAAGGTAAAACAACTCCACTTGAAGAATAAAACCATGTTTGGCCGGATTGAGGTATATATTTATTTGTAACTATATCCCATACAAAATAATATATAGTTTCTAAAATATTAACTCCAAGTTTTGCTTCATCACCTTCAGTTGAACTGATTCTTATCTGTGTAGCCCATGCTCCAAATGATTGTAAATTAACAATAGTAATTACGCCATTAATTATTTTGTATTGCCAATAAACTGTATGTTGGTTATCAAGATCAGATGAATCATATCCTAAATATACATTCAAATTATTAAATGAATGTAGTTCAATAAGGCTAGGACTAACAGTAGAAGGAATAGGTATATCTCCGAATGTTGAAGGATAGAAATTAAAGATTATAGGTTCAATATTGAAATCGATTAAATTAGAATAAAGACCTGTGTTACGTTTAAATACAGCATAAAATGTATTTATGTTAACGTAATCTTCATTCCATATATCAATTATTAGGGTATTACCAATACTAAAAAGCTCTACGTTATTAAATATTCCAATGTTTAATCCAGCAGAAGCCAGCGAAGGGAATGAGTTAATAGCATATCGAATATATCCACTTGCCCGGTCATAACCTATATATATTTTATCTTCGTCTACCGTATGTATGTGGTATTCGTCAAAGCTTGTTACTCCTCCAAACTTAACTGTTTTATTCCCTACAGGCCTCCATGCATTGTCACGGTAACGAACGTTTATCATTTCGTTACATGATCCGTCAGGAATTATATTATCAGGGGCATTCCTAACTATTCCGGAAAAATTAATCTTACTCATGATTTATTTGTGTTATTCGTTCGATGCGTTCAGCGATTGTAAAACTTTTTTTACTTTGAGGATTGTTGTTTCCAACATTGTCGGTTATATCTTTTAAGGCTATAATGAGGTTAGTAATCTTATCGAGGTTCGTTTCTTTTTCAATTAATACAACTGCCTTATCCAAGGCTTTTATATTAACTTCTTCTATTTTTTTTAACAAGGAAATTCGTTCCGGTATTACTTCTTTAGCAATATCATTAATTGCTTGCGCTTGTTTGCTTCGTATTACAGGGTGGTCGCACAATTCATCCTGCCATTTCTTTAACGTTTTTCGGGTAATACGTATTTGCCGCTCAGTAGCCATAAAATTAAAGTCATTTACGGCAAGAATTCTTAAGGCTTCAAGTTTAGTTTCAAGAGTATGTGATCGTATATTGTCTTTAGAACTCATTACAAATTACATTATTCTACAAATCTATATCCTATATGTTTTAATTTTGTTATAATTTGTCGAAAAATTACGACAAAAAAACACAAATAAATACCCGATGTTATTTACATTCGACCGAATAAAATAGCCAATTATGATAGGTTCGATTATAGGTACTGGTTTAGGGTTAGCTGGAAATATAGCCGGTCTAATCGGCAGTGCAAAAGCAAATAAAGAGAGACAAAAACTCATCAATAGCCGTAGGGCCGATATTCAAAACTGGTTCGATAAAGAGTATAACCAAGACTTCCTTGCTACTTCTGAAAATAAGTCAGCCATGAAGCACTTATCAGATAAAATCAGAGAAAAACAACTCGCACAGGAGAATACAAATGCCATAATGGGTGGTTCCGATGAATCAGCAGTAGCCCAAAAAGGAGAAAACACCCGTACTTACGCAGACTTTGTTAACAACATGGCCGCTAAAGCCACTGACTCTAAAGATAGTGCAAGACATGATTATATGGCGGGTATGGCCAATGTAGATTCTCAACAACAGGCACTTAACCAAGAAAAAGGTAATAATTGGTTGAATTTTGGGAAGATGGCTAATACTGCCGGAAGTGTTATAAATCAAGCAGATGCAATGGGAGCATTCGACAAAGCTAGACAACCTAATATTGATCCTATTAAATCAATAAATGCAACTTCAGTAGCCGGTGCTAAAACTAATGAAGAATTGGTTAATGAATTACAAAATAAAATAAAATTATAGTCTAATCCCATGCCAGATATAGATGAAAGAAAAAAAGAAGGATTAAACGGTTCGTCAAATCAAGATGAGCCGTTTAATCCTTTATTGGAATACCTTGATAAAATCAAACCACAACCAAATGTTGAGGACGAACAACGTCAAAAACGTTTGGCAAAGTTTAATGCCTTTTCCCAAGGGCTTGGATTGATAGCAAGTGGCATTGGTGCGGCCAATGGTGCAACTGTTATTCCAAATGAAAATAAAGTTGGGCTGGATGCTTACAACAGATATTTGGATACCCGACAGAAATACAAAGCCGAAACAGATGCATGGCAAAAAGATAAATTTAAAACCATTGCCCAGGGTGCGCAATATAAAATGGCTCAAAAAGCTAAAGATGCAGCCGAACAAAAAGCCAATGAGGAATGGAATCGTAGGGATAAGATAAATTTTGACCAAGAAAATGAAATTTACGGAATTAAAAAAAAGGATGACCTATTAAAAACAAATGATGCAAGGTTAAATTCCGCGAATGTAAGGGAAAAAGAACATGCTTTTCAGCTTAATAGGGATAGGATAAATAGAGAAAATTCAAATAAAAGGGCAGCAGATGCTGCCGCAGCAAAACCAAAAAAAGCAGATTTTGAAGTTAATTTGGAAGACGGTACAACCGCAGGATTGAGTAAAGCTTCCGCAATGCAGATTTATAACATGGTGGTTTCAGATCCAAAAATTATAGATGAATATTCTGATTTAATTATAAATGAATTTTCACCTGCAAAACTAAGTTCAGGTGATATAATGGGATTGCTAAATAATAAAGTTGTTTATAATAATCCTAAATATTCGGCTTTAATAAGACAACAGGATGAATATAAAGAAAAACTACCATCTGTCGATCAAAAGGTATTAAAGCAAACAAATGCTAAAACAGATATTATTGCAGCAGATAAAACACTAAATAAAGCTTTAAAAAAAGCAAGGATTAAAAAGGAGCTTGAAAATATAAATTTCATCCCAGAACAAATTGATGCAATACTGAAAGCGTACGGACTATAAAATTATTACTATGCCTGAAGATATAAAAAAGCTATTTGGAATAACTGAAGATGTTCAAGTTTCAGAGCCTTTAATGGATGATGAAAAGGAATATATTGATGCGTTTGGTAAGTTACCCGAAGATGATAATGAGTATTTGGATTTATTTGGAAGACAAAGAAGTAATAGTAAAAAGGTAAATACTCCATTTGATAAAAAGATTGAACCTTCTACCTGGGAGAATGAAAAACAATTACCCCCATTAAGACAAGAATATCTTGACCAAAAACCTACTCCGGAAGAATCGAATAAGTTTGTACAGTCTGCCGAAAACATGCAGCAACGGGCATCCGCTTTCAATACTGCTTTACCTAAAGTTGATACTTCAGTTAAAGAAAAACCAATTGAACAGTCATTTCAAGAAGCCGGTGATGAATACAGGCGAAAAGAACAATTTGAAACACTTCAAAATTCTTTAATACCTGAGATTGATCGACAAATAAAAAGTATACAAACTCAGCAACCAGATAAAACAGAAGGAGGATTACTCCCTGGATTGTTCGGTCAAATTGATGAAAATTTACAGGATTACGATAAATCTGGTAAAATAAAGAGACTTGAAGAAGCTAAGCGCATTATAAATAGCCTTAAAGATTATCAGTCTAACCCTAAAAACTTCTGGGAAGGTGTTAAGCAGTCAGACTGGAATGATATTATGACCATAGGATTTAAAGGACTTTCAAACTCTATGGACGTATTGGAAATATCTTACAAGGCAAAAAATGGACTTCCTCTAAATGAAGATGAGCAAATAGCTTTGACCGCAGCATCACTTGAACAACAGTTTAAATCTGAAAATCCAAGCGGATTTGGTTATGGAGCTGGCGAAATGTTAGCCAATGCAATTCCTTTTATGATAAATTTATGGGCTACAGGAGGTGTCGGAGCCGCTACTAAAGAAGGAACTGTTGAATTGGCAAAACAAGGCATGAAAGCCTATCTAAAATCATTACCAAAAAACTTAATTAAAAATGCAGCTTATCAAGCTCCAAGGGTTTTTGGAATGACTTCGTATTACCAAGGAGTTACAGATAAACTTACCCCAGACGTTGCACTTAACGAAAATAGCAAAGGAGAATTTATACAAGGGACAGAACATAATGCTGTAAATTCATTAGTTGTTCCATACCTCACAACATTTATGGAACGGTATTCCGAATTTGGAGGCGGTGTAGTTGATGATCTACTTTCACCATCTTTAAAAAGTATTGGTTCTAAAGTTGGATTGGGATTGCTATTTGATACAAGTAAAAAAGGTGGTTTTATTACAGCATTAAATACAACTAGGAAAAACTTAGGTATTCAGGGTATTGCCGGAGAACAGGCCGGGGAAACATTCTCAGGTATATGGAATGCCGTTGTAGATGACGAACAAAAGTTTTCAGATATATTTAACTGGAATACACAAGGGCAGATATTTGTAAATACAATGGTATTTGGCGGTTTATTCAAACTTGCCGAAACTCCCGGACACGTTGTAAACTATGCAAACATAACCAAACCATACAAGGCCGCAGTAAACAACCTTTCTGTTTTTGGAGAAGATGCCCAAATAATCATAGATGCCAATACCTCGGATGATTTAGAAGAAAGGATGAAGGCTAATAGTGACCTTACATTACTGGCAGATACTCCTGAGAAGAAAATGGCAATGCTTGACTATTTCAATAGGAAAACTCAGTACGATATACTCAATGAATCGCTTAAATCTAAAGTACGTTCGGATGTAGCCCCGATGATTAATGCTGAAACAGGCGCAATACACCCGGTTACCATTAGAAATATGGAGGACGAAGAAGGTAACCCTACTGAAGCATTTGTAACCAAGGATGTGGACGAAAAACTATCGTATGTTTATGTACCTTCATTGGAAAAGGTTATACCTATATCGGCATTGCAATTGGATAGGACTAATCCGGTAGAGGCTGAAATATTTGTTGATGATATTCACAATACCCAACAGGCACAAAACGAACTTTTAGAACAGGAACAAGAAAATGCGCCACAATATACCCCAGGACAATCTATAACATATAACGATCCTTTAACCGGGCAATCTGAGGATTATGTAATTTCAGACTTACAGCCCGATGGTACCATATATGCCGATAATAATAACGGAAGTGTTGAAATAACTCCAGATAAATATGCCGGTATTCAGTTACCAACAAATCAAGTAGCAAGCGAACAACAGGCTACACCCGAAGATTTAACTGCACCGGAAGAAAAAGTACAAGCCCCGACCAATACCCGGAAATGGACTACAAGTAAAGGTGAGACTTTCAACTCTGTTAAAAATGAGGACGGTTCCCATACCTTTAATTTCATTTCTCCTAATGTAGAGGATGCAACTAAAACAGCCGAAAAACTTCAGAAGAATGCTAAAAACTTCGATGTTAAAGTAGTAGAACTACCAAACTCAGAGAACGAAGATCAACCTCTGCATGGTATTATAGCATACCCGAAGGTTGGAGCTCCACAAAATACGCAGGAGGCAGTAGAAGATATTAATGTAGGGTTAAGCGACTCTACTGCACCTGCTAAAGTTACTTTTAAATTCCTTGACGGTTCTATTAACCAAGGTACCATAATCGGAGAAGAAAGGGGTAAAGTTAAGATTAAGGGAGATGATGGTCTTACATACATGGTTAAACCTGAATCAATTATTAATAATAGTTCTTTTACCGAGGAAAAAGAAGTTGTACCTGAAGAAAAACCAAAGGTTAATAAATCACAAAAGGAACCTTGGCAAATGACAAGAGATGAATTCTGGAACCAACCAGAAGCGCAAAGGATATATGGACAGCTTGAAGGTAATAAAGAACCTTACTTGTCATTACATACACAGGCAGTAGCTAAAGCACTTGACGAAGGAAAGCCAGTACCTGAAAATGTGTTATCTGAATACAATGATACGTTAAAAAAACTTTCCGATAAACAGGCAGCAGAAGTTGAAAAGAGTAAACAGAAAGCTAAAAAGGAATCTGGTCAAGAGAATAAACTTGTATCCAAGGAACGTTACGAGGAACTTAAAGCCAGGTTAAAGGGAAAATTAACAAACCTTAATTCCGGTTTTGATCCTGAATTATTCGCCATTGGTACAGAAATGGCCGCTTTTCATATCGAGTCAGGTGCAAGAAAGTTTGTTGATTTTGCCAAGGGTATGATTTCAGAATTTGGAGAAGCCATTATCCCATACCTTAAATCTTTTTATTTAGGAGCTAAAAACTTTCCAGGTATAAATATTGAGGGAATGGACAAGGCTTCGTTTGTTGAGGACTTCGAAATAAGCGAACTAAATAAGACTGAAGAAAAACCAGAAGAAATACAGGCCAAGATTCAGGAAGAAGAAGCTAAAGTAAACACAGACCCAACCGAAGCCCAGAAGGATGCGGGTAATTATAAAATGGGACATGTGACCATACAAGGTTTAGGCATTACTATTGAAAATCCAAAAGGATCAACCCGAAAAGGAGTGGACCAGGATGGTAAAGCATGGGAATCTGTTTTAAATAACACATACGGATACTTTAAAAGGACTGAGGGTAAAGATGGAGACCAGGTTGATACATTTATAGGAGATAATCCTTCGTCTAAAAAGGTATTCATTATTGACCAAATGAACCCAAAAACTGGTGAATTTGACGAACATAAGGTAATGTTAGGGTTTATCAATGCAAAAGAAGCTAAGATAGCTTACCAATTAAACTATAAACCTGCTTGGAATGGAATGGGGTCAATTACCGAAATGTCAATCGATAATTTCAAAAAATGGTTATCCAGTAAATCGGAAACTAAAAAGCCTATTGATGATACCATAAAGCTAAATGAGTTAATTACCACTAAACCTATTGACCATATTCCCGATACCGGTAATATGGTTTCTGATCGTATTCCCGAAGATAGGAAAACGATAGAACAAATAAATTTAGACGAAATACAGTTTATACAGGACAAAATAAATGATCCAAATGAACCTTTAGACCAAAAAGAATACTGGAAAATAGATATTGAAGATTTAAAAAATAATCCCAAAAAATATTGGGATATATTTAGTTTTCAGGAAAGTGATATGAATGATCCTGATGTTGGTGAAAGGTATCGTGAAATTAAATACATGCAGGATTATTATTCAAAGACTACATTAACTAATGATGATGTAATTTCTGGATTAATCCCGCCATCATTAAAAGAAAATACTGATTCAAAAGAAATTGGAATTGATAATATTTCCGGGTTAAACATTAATCCTGATAGCTATATTGAAAAATTAAACGACATACTTAATCCTGTTAAAGATGATATTACCCCTAAACTTGAAGACATAAGTTATAATTTAGCTTACGATGCCCATCGTGGTACAAGTTTTAGTCCTGAGAAAAGGGCTAAGCAAGCACAAGAAGGTTATGTTGAGGATGTAAATTCATTAATAGAAACACTTACTAAATTAGCAACTTCCGATGAGCAAAAAAAGATTCTATCAGAACAGGTTCAACGGTATAAAGAAGGTTATATTAAACATTATAATGCTTTACTGAGTGCAAAGTCTCGTGTTTTATCCCCAATGATAACCGGCCCATCTAATTTTCCTACTGCTAGAAATGAAAAAGCAAACAATACAGAACACAAAAGAAGTGTCGAATTTACTGACTGGATTGGTAAAGCTGAAAGTATAGCTATTAAAGCTATTAAAAATGCTGCTCCGCAAGAGCAAAAAGATGCAGAAAAATGGAATAGTATTAAAAAGAATATTGATAATGATTTAAGAACAATTATAGGTATAGATAATGGGACTGAAAAAGGTTACGATAGAAGATTATTTGTGTCTGGATTATCAAGATTTATTAACACTATGGCTAGAAACGGACAAAAAGAAGATGTTCAAAAATCACTTGATTACATAAGAGAAGTCCAGTCTAATTTAGATAAGCCAATTTTTGCCGACAATAACTCTATATGGAAACTTCCTGAAACAACTTTTGATAAAAAAGTAGAACTTGAAAAGCAGTTTAATATTCCAGAGTATAATGGGTTAAAAATAGAAAACAACACAGATGACGAACGGTTACGTTTATTTTTCGATGAAAAACCAACACCTGAAATTATATATGAATTAAAACATAGTGGATGGAAGTGGTCACCTTTTAATAAAGCTTGGCAGAGACAAAATACTGAAAATGCAGTAAGGGAAGCAAAAAGGATAGGTGATAAATACTTTAGTAAGCCAGATGAAGATATTCGTTTCCGCAAATCAGACACCTACTATTCCAACTCAGAACGTGCTTTAAACTCAATACAACAAGAAAAAGGAACTCCTGAACAATTCAAAGCTATGCTTCTTAAAAACGGAGCAAAACAAGATGAACTTGACTGGATGGATTGGGATTCATTCGCCAATGGTAAAAAATCATTGACCAAGGAAGAAATTCAGAATTGGATTGATGAGAATAAGGTGGAAGTTAAGGAGATCGTGAAAGAAAGTATAGTTAATGAAAATTATGTACTAAACGAATTTACGGACGAAGCTCAACAAAAATATGATCAATTAAAAGAATACGAAAGAAGATTTAATAAGATTGAATTTTTATGGAACGAACTTTCTATGAATGAATATCCTTATGAAAAGGAAAATTCTATAAGAGAAAGTATAGAAGAAAAGGAGAAAGATTTAAAAGAAGAATCTGGTTTTGACGCTATCGATGATGTATACGAAGCTAAGCAAAACATGGAAACGGACTCAGATAATTACCAAGTTGGCAAAAAAGAAGAAGGAAATACTAAATATTCCCAATACACCATACCCGGAGGAGAAAATTATAAAGAGGTATTGTTGACATTACCTGCAAAAGAAACTAAAAAGCCAATTTGGAAGCAGAATAATAAAGGACTATGGGCATTTTTTATTAATGATAAACAATTATCCGGTGCATTCCCAAGTGAATCTGATATTGAAAGTGCAAAAAGTACAATTAACCCAACAACAGAACTTTCGATTCAAGGACAATTTAATTCCTCCCACTTCGATGAACTAAACATTGCTGTTCATATCCGCATAAATGAATTTACTACCAAGGACGGTAAACGTGCGCTGAATTTAGAAGAAGTTCAGAGCGATTGGGCGCAGAAGGGTAAAAAGGAAGGTTTTAAAACTAATGACGGTAAAGCTTTAGTGTCTTTTCGTGAAGAGATGAAAGAAAAGTATGGGCATTCATGGAGTTACGATATGAATGAAGAAGAAAATAATAAAGAACAATTGCTTATAAAAGGAGTTAATGGTGTTCCCGACATGCCCTTCAAAAAAACTGACCAATGGGCAGGACTTGGAATGAAATGGGCTTTACGTTATGCTGCCGAAAACGGGTTCGATGTTGTTACTTGGACTACCGGTGAAACTCAGGCTGAAAGGTATAATTTGAGTAAGCATGTAGGAAGAATATCTTATAAGCAAAACGATAATAATACCTATGACATAGGAGTTTATAATAAAGAAAATACTGATACTTTATGGGAAAACGATAGTGCTTCACTGTCAGAAATTGAGAATACAGTAGGAAAGGATATTGCTAATAAAATACTTAATAACGAAGGTGATGCGCAAAAAACAGGCTACAAAAACATAACAGGAGATGGACTTAAAGTTGGTGGCGAAGGTATGAAAGGTTTCTATGACCAAATACTTCCAGCTTGGGTAAATAAATATACTAAAAAATGGGGTGGCAAAGTGTCTGATGTTGAATTATCAAACAATACCCCAGTTCATACTATTGAAATTACACCATCTATGAAGGACAGTGTAATTGAAGGACAACCTATGTTTAAATCTGGCATAAACCCCAATACTACACAATGGCTAAATAGTGTAAAAGAAGTACAGGACTATGTAGATTCGATCAATAAAGGAGACACACCCGTTAAGGTATGTAAAGGAATAAATGAAGTAATTGACCATTATAAGTCATTGGGTGGTACAAGCCAAGATTATATTGATTCACTTAAAGAAAATAAGGATTTTTCTGGTTGTTATTTACCTGATGTAGGACAAATATATATACTTTCTGTAAATGCCCATTCTAAAGAAATTGCCGACCAAATTTTATTACACGAAAATGTACATGCTATTGTAGCTAAATTACCTACAAATATTAAAATTAAATTCTTATCAAACATTTACAATAATGTAAAAGGTGAAATATTCAGCGTTATACCGTCATTTTATGATACACGGAGTGATTTATTACAGGCTAATGAATACATGGCATATAAAGCTGAGAAAAACCTTAAAGACGGCAGAATAAATGTAAATGACATATATTCTGAATCCGAACTATCTACTATTTTGGATAAAGAAGTTTTCTCTTCGGAAGAAATAGATAAAATTATTAATACATTTGCATATAAAACATTTAACAATGAATCAAGATCGGAAACAAATAGTGGGAATAGTGGACGAGAAAACGGGGATACATTTCACTTTCCATCTTACCAAAAAGGAAATAGACCTGATGGACGACTATTGTCTGGAAGGGATGAACATGATGGAAGCTCTCAGAAAGATGCGGGAAACATATCCGGTTCAGACACAGGAAGAGGATTAACACCTGAGTTTAAGCAGTGGTTTGGTGAAAGTAAGGCCGTTGATGATAATGGTCAACCTATTCGTATGTACCATGCTACTAATGATGATTTCGACACGTTTAAGCCAAACAGTAAAGGATTAATATTTGCCGGCCCCGATCCAAAATGGGTACAAGGTGGATTTATGAAAACAGATGCAGAAAAAGGAACTTCAGGTTCTTTAATGCCTGTTTTTGTAAAAGCAGAAAACCCTTTCGATTATAGAAATAAAACCCAACTTAATGACTTACTAAATACCCTTGGAGTTCGAGACAAAATTAAGGAACGTATTAGTAACGGTGATCCTTGGGGTATAGAGAAACAACCAGTTATTGACAAGATTAAAGAACTTGGTTACGATTCTTTCTATGTAACCGAACAAGGAATGACCAATATTGCAGTATTTGACCCTACACAGTTAAAATCTGCTACCGGAAATATTGGAACATTTGATATTAATAACCCTAACATCCTATTTAAAAATACACCTCCTGAACCACCAGTTGACCCAACAGACCCATTTGATAGATTAGGAGAACTAATCCCTGAATTATTGGATCGTAAACCGCCTAAAATGCTTGATGGAATAGGCGACATTAAGCGTGAAATTGGACAGGATAATATGTTTGCATGGAAAAAACTACAAAGTTTATTTGGTTTGAAAATTAAAGACTCATCCGATGTGTACCTTGCAGATAACCAAAAAAACAGTAAAGGACAAGCCAGATGGGAAAAATATGTAAAGGATTCATTTAGGCCAGCGCTAGAACATATTGCACAATTTGTAAGGTTAGGTAAGAGTAGAGATGTGAAAGCTTACGTAGAGCTTGAAGCCAAATTCAAGAAAGGTGAAATTGATGAGGATACTTACAACAATGAAGTAAGTAAACTCGATAGGAATAGTATTCCCCGTTACATGATAGCCAAACATGCACCCGAACGTAATGCAACTAAAAGGGCTGAGGAAGTTGAAGCTTATAAGCAAGGGTTAATGTCAAAGCTAAACCCGGATGAACAGGTAAATGATCCAGAAGGTTTTCAGGAAAAACTGGACGAAATAAAACTTCTTGTAGAAAAAAAGACAGAGGAAGTAGCTGATAAAGTGTTCGCGGGTATGACGGATATTCAGGCCGAAACTATCATTATGAATTTTGAAAGCGATATACCGGAATCTGTTATTGATTCATTTTGGAATAAATGGGGCAAAGCTGCCGATGACATTCAAAAAATGTGGGTTACTTATGGGAAGTTTGACCAAGAAACCTATAATACAAATAAGGATCGCGGATGGAAATATTATGTTCCATTGCGCGGATGGGAGCCAACCTCTGAAGACATTGAATGGGATTATAACAAAGAATCTGGCAAAGGTAGCTTTAATGGTACGGTGCAAATGAAAGGCCGTAGGTCTATTGCCGATGATCCAATCTCTAATCTTTACCAGATGGCTCAGTCTGTTATTAAATGGGGTGAAAAAAATAGAGTTAAACAACACGCTTTAAGATTAACAAGGGATAATCCTGATCGTACTGATTTATTCTACCAGAAAAAAACATTATACATTAGCAATGATGATGGCACATGGACTGAAGTAATTAAAGAAGGTGATAATATCTATGAAATTAAAGGATATACCGAAGATGGTAACATGGATTTAAAACTATTGGGTTCTGCACTTGAATTGACCGGTGAAGGTCGTGAAATAAAGTCTAAAATTCGTATCGACCATGAGATAAGAAACCCGAAACAAAATGCCGATCAACATGAATTAGAGGTAATGATGAACGGTGAGAAATTTATTGTTGTTACCCGCGACCCTAAATTGGCCAATGAAATAAAAAAGGCTGAACTTATAGATATTCCAAAATGGATGTCATGGAAATGGTTTAATGTTAGTAAGATTACAAGAGGTATATCCGCATTACGTACAGCAAAAAACCCTGCTTGGATAATAAAGAATTTAACGCGAGACTTACAGGGGGCCATAATGAATACGTGGATTGAAAACGATACCAAAACAACCGTTTTATATGTTAAAAATGTTGCAGATATAATGGCTTTTATGGTTAAAGGTAAAAAAGGTAAAGCGAAGTCTGATTTATTTAAATATCAAGAAGAATTTATTGCAGGTGGAGGCCGCACAGGAACAACAAATTTAGAAGATATTGATACTATAAAAGGAAACCTTGATAAAGATATTAAAAAAATAAACCAAGAGGTGTATGCAAAAGCCCATCCATACTTAGCAGTTGGTAAATTAATAATCAGAGCCGATAAGGGAGCAATGAAAATACTTGAACATATAGATACCTTGGCTCAATACACAGAAAATTTAACCAGGTTCGCGGCATATGTAACCGCAAGGGAACAAGGTAAAACAGTTGTACAAGCTATAAATATTGCAAAAGAAATATCAGTAAACTTTGATAGAAAAGGAAATGCTTCATCTGCTATTGGCTCATTAATAGGTTTTTTTAACGCAGCGGTACAGGGTGGAGCGAGATATGGACATTCGTTTAAACATCATACTTTAAGATTTGGGATAGCTGAATTAAGTCTGGCAACTTTAGGGTATGTAATGTCTATGATAAATGGATTACTTTGGGATGATGATGATAAAGAAAAGGACTATAAAGAACATAATAAGCATAATAGGTATAATAATATAATTATTGCACCTGGTAATAAATTTACAATGATACCACTTGCACAAGGCCATAGGTTTTTTTATGCAGTTGGGAATATTGTTTATGACCTGCAGCATGAAAAAACGGATGCGGCTACGGCAACATACGATCTTATCGACCAATTTCAGAATGCAATGAGTCCTATTGATGTTACAAGTTTTTGGAATAAAGATGATAAGGGTTTTAACCTTGCCTCTATAGCAAAAATTCCAACATTACTTGAACCAATTATAAGTGTATGGGTAGATAATAAAGATTATAAAAATGATCTTATACATAGAGAGCCATCTAAATTTGAAGATAAAGAATACATACCGGACTCTCAATTACATAAACGAAATGTAAATCCATTGTATAAAGCGTTGACCGATAATTTATTTATATTGGGTGGTGGTGATCCAAAAGTACGTTCTATTATGGATTTAAAAGATGGAAAAAAAGTGTGGGATATTATGGATATTAACCCTTCCGATTTAGAATATATAACTAAAGATTTAGGAGCCGGTCCTGCATCGTTTGTGTTGGATGCTATTACAACTATGAGTAAAATGATAGAAACAAAAGCAGAAAAAGCTAAAAAGGAAGCAGAAATAGATGACATTACAGAAGGATTTGATTTTACCACCGTTCCTATAATAAATTCATTTTACAGAAATAAGTACAAAGGTAGAGTTGATGATGAATACCGTAAATTGTCAAATTGGTATAAAGATCATAATAATAGTTATAAAGCCCAGAAGGATGCCGGTAATTACCATGAAGTACTTGATGCGATGTTAAAAAATGATTTAACAAAGTTCAATAAAGTTAAAGTTGCCGAATCAATATTATCCAAACTCTATAAAATTAAAAATACAATCATAATTGATGAAAGTATGCCTTACGAAGAAAGAAAAAAGAAACAATTAGCAAAGGATAATATTGAACACATAATCAATAATACTAAAAGAAACATTGTAAGCAAATACAGCAAACCATGATAGAAGGAACTATTAATTTCAAAAAGATCAATAAGCAAACTCTGGGTATTAAAAGTAAACCGGTACCAGAAAAAAGATTGCATGAAGATTTCAGCAGGGAGAATACAGAATTGGTATGGAAATGCCGTTCATATTATGATAGCCTTGCAGAAAGTAGGAAGGAACGAAAACGGGCAAGAAATTACCATAGAGGCCGTCAATGGGATGAGTATATCCGGCACCCAAAAACGGGTAAAATGATTAAAGAAGAAGATTTGATTAGAGAGCAAGGTAAAATACCTTTCGTTCAAAATCAGGTACGCCAATTAGTCAAGAACCTGGAAGGGCAATATAGAGGTAATCCAACAAGTACAATTGTATTGTCCAGAGACCGGGATAAGCAAAAGGCAACCGAAATGATGACAAACGCTCTTCAGTATGGCCAGCAAATAAATAAAACAGAAGAAAGGGATGCTTCATCGTTTGTAGAATTTTTACTTTCCGGTATGCCTATTCAAAAGGTTATGTTTGGGCCCCATAGAACACGTGATTGTTATGACCTAATTGTTGAAAATAAAACAATCTCGCGCATGTTTATGAATTCTGATATTACAGATATTCAGCATAGGGATTTAAGATTAATAGGAGAAATACACGACCTGCCAATTAAAGATTTGATTTCAAACTTTGCCAGAAATAAAGCAGATGAAGAAAAGATTCGCCAATGGTACGGTAATGTAAGGGATATTGATTATTTGTCAAGAGTGTACGGTTTTAGACCAGAATCAGTTGATAACTTAGATTTCCTTATACCTAATGATTTTACTAAATGCCGGGTTATTGAGGCGTGGGAATTAAAAGGAGAATGGAGAATTGAAGTTATCGATTATGCAGATGGTAGTATTACTGTAACAAATCGTTCACGTTCAGAATTAAATAAAATAAATGCAAACAGAATATCCCAAGGTTTATCCCAGGGAGTTGCTGAAGAAGATTTATTGCTCCTTGAATTAAAGGATGTATACGAACAATTCTGGTATTATAAATTCCTTACTCCGAATGGATATGTTTTACAAGAAGGTGAAACTCCATACGAACACCAGGAACATCCTTATGTATTTCTTTTATACCCATTAATTGACGGTGAAAATTGGGGATTTGTTAGCGATATTATTGATATTCAAAGACAGTTGAATAGATATATCATACTTATGGATATGATTATCAATTCTTCGGCCAAGGGTACACTTATGGTGCCAAAGGATATTGTTCCGGAGGGAATGTCTCCAGATGAATTCGCGGCATCATGGACTGAAATTAATGGCGTAATTTTTTATACTCCAAAAGCTCACGGCCAGTTACCAAAACAAATTTCGGTTAACTCTACAAATATTGGAGCGCAAGAAATGATTCAATTGTATTCTAAACTCCTTACCGATATTTCGGGTGTACAGGGAGCAATACAAGGACAATCTGCCGGAAGCGGAACACCGGCATCCAGATACGCAATGGAGGCTCAGAATGCATCTACAAACAATGTAGGGTATATGAAATCATTCGCATCCTTCATTAAGGATAGGGATTATAAAATGATTCAGCTTATTAAACAGTTCTACAATGAACCAAGATACTTGGCTATATCTGGTAGGGCATTTAAAGAAGAAGCTAAACTTTATGACCCGGAAGCTGTAAAAAATATGGCATTTGATAATGTAGTATCTTCAGGTAATGATACTCCTATTTATAGGATGGCAATGGAAGAAACATTAACAAACCTTTTGAATACAGAAAGGATCAATCTTAAGATGTACCTTGAAAATTCGAATGTTCCATTTGCAGACACTATGCTTGAATCGCTAAAAAGGCAGGAAGAAGAAGCCGCCAAACAACAGGCTCAATCTGGAATACCACCCGAAGTATCACAGGCAGCACAGCAAGGTGACCCAAAAGCAATGGCAATGTTGGAACAGGCTATGGGAAGACAGGCAGCTTAGTATTATAAAATAGTAGTTAGTATTAGTAGTTAGTTTAACCCGGATACCTGTGAGGGCTTCCGGTTTTTTTATAAATAGGAAAAGCCCGAAGGTTTAATTTCGGGCTTTTCCTATTGTTCGATTAAACTGACTTATTATACTGTCATTTTACGGCTTACCATATTCGAAATAATTGTATATATTTTATCAAGATGCTCTTTGCGCTCTGCTACTTCCAAATAAGTTTCATCTTTCCTTATTTTAACGTAACTCTTAATAGATATGTGATAGTTATAATACAAGGTCTGATAAACATTATCCCAAATAGTTTTTTGAAATGTTCCAGTTGCATTTGAATACTTATTTACCAATAACCTTATTTTATCTCTAAGGGTAATTTCCGGAACCTTTTCTTCTGGTACCGGCAAATAAATTTCTTGAGGGATATTGTCAATAAACATATCACCAACTCCAAATTTTAACCAATTAGGACTTACGTTAAATCTTGAAGATATACGTTCGATCATTTTGTCAGAAAGTTTATTTCTTCCACTTATTATATGATATAAATTAGTAGGATGAATTCCTAGTTTACGAGATAAGCTATTTGCATTTTCGTTTAAAGAACTAAGTAGTAAATAAAGTTTCTCATTGTCATTGGTACCAATATTGTGAATAAACGAACTGGTATTATTCTGTAATTTAATGCTGGTAATTTCATCTTCTATTTGAGAAATTCTAAGACCATACTCTTTTTGCTTCTTCTCAATTTCTACATTTATTTGAGCTTGCTTAAGAAGCATTTCTGAGGTAGACATGGGTGTAATAGATGCGTTAGAAGTCATATAAGCTCCATGTTTACGAATTGATGGTATTACTTCGTCGCATACCCAAGTTTCAAATGGTTCGGCTTCTGGTTTCTCGGATTTAAGAATTAAACGATAAAGGTTACCTTCTGAAATGTAAGTTAGTGATTGTAAGCCGCCAGAAGTAAGGGTATCGCGTTTAGCTATACCCTTTGAATTACAATGTTTACTAATTGCGTCTGGGCCGTTTGAGTATCCTAAAATCTTAGTTACGTCAGTGGCGCAGAACTCAGGCTCACTGTTTTCATTTACAAAAACACGAACATTCAAACTATTGAATTGAAAAATCTCAAGTGTATTCATGATATACCTCCTTTTAAAAAAGATATTTCACACATGGCTAATTTCACTCTTCTCTTATAGAGTGGTAAAACTTCCGGGTCGGCAAGTGCATTAAATAACTCGTTCTTGATTATTTGAATTGTTTGAATTGAAATGCCCGTTACGTGGGTGGACGTACTTAAACTGATAACCTGGTTATCGTTCGAGTAATTTTTTACTTGGTCTTGCATTCGTTTGTAAAAAATTACACAGTTTGTAAAATGGGGCTGTGTCCCCAAAGGTTGCAAGACCAACAATATCCACCTCACGGTAGGTACTGAAACGGGAACACAGCTTTATTTTTAGTGTTCTAAATACTTTTTTAGATGTGGTGAATACCCGTTGATCTTGCACCACAAACTTCGTAATTATTTTTTTAATTTGCAATAGTTATTTATATTTAATTATATTTGAAAAAAGAATAACATTATGATAGTATTAAGTATTGTTTTTTTAATTGTGTTTACTTCTGGAGTAATATCGTTTTCTTATGAAGGTTTTGCAAATCAAAAAGGTTGGCCAATTGGAAAACTATTCGTAAACAACGGAACGGGTTATTTAAGTATAATTGGTTTTCTTTCGGCAATTTCAATTTTCATCACTTCATTCTTTTTTATAAAATGGTACATTGTTTTATTAGGCGCAATTATCGGCTGGTTTTTAAGTGCTATATTGACATTCATTTTTAAAACCTATGTACAATATTTAGTTTTGATTTTATATATCTTATCTATTGTAATTTATTTATTTATACGCCATTAATAAAATGTTATGATTATTAAAATATTAAGATGGATACTATTCATTCCAATTTTGATTTTATGTTTTTATTTAATTGATACTGGTATATGGTGGCTTTCAAATAAGGCAATTGATTTTGGTGTTAAATGGTTAATTATATTTTTACTTGTAGGTGGTTTGGGCATTGTAGCATTAGCAATAAGTTTGTCATCATTATTTGCAATTTTAACATTAATAATATGTCCAAATCCTAAATATGGAGGAATAACATTTGGAATAATGTCAAGTTTAATGTGCATAGCTGACATATATGGATTTATTAGTTATGAATCCCCTGTATTTACCAAAATAGCTATTTTTCTATTAGTGTTATTTACTTGGATTCCATTTATTATTACCGGCTTTACGTTAAAGAAAAAAAAATGAGTATTTGTAATATTAAACTTACTTCAAAGAACGTCCACAAATATATAACAAAATTATAACAATTACAACATTGTAACAACATTTTTTAGATAAAAGCCCGATAAATATTACCGGGCTTTTATTATTGTCTTTCCAATAGTCACCGTTTAACCTGCAACGATACGCGTTCCCTTTTCCTCAGAGACCAATCCGGCTATTTTAAGTCGATCCGACCGACTTAATAATTTAAGCATTTTTAGAAATAACTATTTTCAAATACTTAAATACAGTTACACCTAAAATTTTATACTTTGTAAAAGTATGATTTTCTCTACTTGAAATAGGTCTAGTCATTACCTCTTTTGTTAAAATTGCTTTCATGTTATTTAGTTTAAATTTCTCTACTTGATTTACGTTTATGATCTTTTTTTTCTGGCAGATAAGTTTTATCTATCATTTCAGGAAATATTCCTTCTTGAATAAGATGTAAATTTTCAATTTCTTCTTTAATAAGTTGATTAAAACGATCATTTACATCAGGACTAACATAAATAATATGCCGATTAGGTTTATTATCAAACAATACTTTGTACAGTTCATCGGTACATACTATATTAGGTTTAGTATGTACAATTATTTCAGTATCCATAGTATGTGCAATTCTTTTAGCATCCGAATATAATAAGCAATACTCAACAAACTCTTTAAGTTCTTTTGGTGAGAATTCTGTGGTTTGGAATTGGTCAATATTGTCCGCTTCTTCTCCACGATAAGAAGAATATAGTTCAGTAAATATTTCGTTTGTCATAGGTATATTTATTTCCCTTTATTATCTTTCATTATCAACTTATATGCATCTAAGTATTTACGAAGTCTATTTGCATCTTCTGGTTCAATAGTTTTTAGCCGAGTAATGTCCATATTATCTTTTAAATCGCACAGCTTTACCCGAACTGCATCTTTATTTGTCATTACTCTCGTAATGTATTTATCGTACGATTCATTTTTCAGCTTAGTTAATACAATTAACGCATCTATAACTCGGATCGGGAAAATGGCCGATATAGAGTTAATATTCCATTCGGGGCAATCTTCAATTAAATCGTGAAGTATCGCAATACAATTCAATTCTTCATCTGGAATCTCTTGTGCGCCACTTTCTATAGGGTATAATAATTTTATAATCCGCTTCATATGTCCAATATAAGGCGCACCACCTTTATCAACCTTACCCGCAAAAGCTTTTTCAACTATTCTCCAAGCCAAATCTTCTATATCAACAAGGTCTACAGTTCCCATAATATATGTTTTAATTGTGTTTATAATTGATAATTTGTTAATGTTTCAAAATAAAATACTATCGGTTTCCTTGTTAATTCGATTTGTTTATACATTAAAGCTAACCTGAAATTAACACTTGTTTTTAACCCTCTTTCAACTTGTTTGTATAATTCGCTTCTAAAAGTCTCTATGTCGTATGCCGCTTTCAATGTATTGCATTTTCTACAGCATGGCATTAGATTATCAATATGGTCAACGTCCGAAGTAGTTAAATGACTTAGGAAAACTGGAACATTTACCTCCTCAGAAATATATTTTCGAAAATTGTACTGTGAAATTATATGATCTATTGTTAAATGCTTTTCTTCAATACTTAGTCCGCAATAGCCACATCGACCATTACACTTGGCATACACGCTTAATTTATGTTGTTTATAGCTCATATTTAATATTTAAAATAACTGTCTTTCCAATCTGTCAGTCTTGAAATGGATTAGTCGTTCATGAAACTGTTTTCTTCAGTCCTTGTGGTCGAGTTTAACCTTGTTAGGCATCCATCCTTCACACCCGAAGACATCCGAGTGTTCGTCTCCACAAGATTTATATTTCATTTTTAAGTTCCTTGGCAATTGAATATACTTGCTCTTCCGCTTCAGTTATCTTGGTATTTATTTCTTCAATATAAATGGATTGGATTAAGTTGTAATGAATGCTTTCCGGTGGAATATTAATAAAAGAACCTTGACCTCCTATTCTTATCTCTATAGTATCTTTAGATTCAAAACCTTTTACAACGCATTCCTTTGTAAATATTCTGGCTCTTAAAAGGCTAAGGGACTCTCTTAATTGTTCTATTTTTGTTTGTAATTTTTCTATTTTCATTTTTTACATCTCCTATATTAGTTAATAATTTATTTAAAAACCTTATTCATCAACCCAAGGATTTTCACCAGTGGCAGAAATTAAAGCGTCTCTAATTTCTTTAACTTTTTCAGGAAGTATCTTTTTCAACTGCTCGATATGAAACGATGGAGCAATTGGTAAATCTAAACCAGCAGCTAAGCTTTCCAAATCATCGCTAATTGTACCAATTTTATCAAGGTCATCCGTGAATCCCATATTATGGGAATAGTAATTATCAGCACAGCTAATAACTTCTTCCGCTAAATAAGTACACTTAGAAAGTGTATTCCCTGTTATGTGACAATAAACTTTAGGTACTTCCTCCATAACTATAGAAAAGTCGCTTAGTTCTTTTTTTAGTTGCTCCAAATTAATAGAGCCATCCGGATTGAGTATAATTTCTTTCCAAAATTCTTCCCAATCCTGTTCGGGGTTTCTTTGTTTGTTCATAGCTTGTTATTTAAAATGGTAAATCATCTGAACCAGTACTTGGATCGTATGTCTGTGAGAATTCAGGCGAGGCATTGGACTGTTGCTGTGCCTTAACTTCTGGTGCGACACCTGCCGATCCTTCCGGTTTACTTCCCAATAGTTGTATTTGTTCTGCATATACTTCGACAATGGTATGTTTTTTACCTTCCTTATCATCGTACACTCTGGATTGCAACCTGCCTTGTATGGCAATATGGGAACCCTTCTTTATGTATTTTTCTACTATTTCGGCACCACCCCGGAATGAAACTATACGATGCCAGAAAGATTGATCTACTTTCTCACCGGCTTTGTTTTTGTACGGGTGAGATGTTGCCATACTGAAGTTGGCTACTTTGATACCTCCTTCAATAGTTGTTATTTGTGGTTCTTGGCCCACATGCCCTATTAGGGTAACAGAATTGATACTACTCATTATTTCTTAAATTTTAAATTAGGTTTCTTCGTCTGTTATTATTTCATTAGGATTAGGGGTATTTATCCCCATTTGTACTGCATCTATACGCACTCTATTTGTATAATCTGCCATTTCTACGGTATTAAGCTCTGTTGTTGACCTTACCCTCATTGACCATTTACTTTTTTTGTTTGGCCAGTACCCGTAAAGGAATTTATTTGCATAGTCTTTATGAACACTTAAATAATCCTCACCGATACAGTAAGCAATGATTGTAATGATAAACCAGTAGTAAGCATTTTGATCGAGGGAGCGAACCGGATATACATCTTGGGTAACTACTTTGAAAGGTAATTTTCGTTGTTTGATTACACTTATCAAAGTGTTTTTATCCTGTTCGCTCCTTACTATACCATGCTCTATCACTTCTTTAAAATTTTAGTCCGTTTGACTCGTGATGGAACAATACGAGGTTCTGGTAATGGTTTAGAACCTTTAACCGGCATTCCGAATGCATTAAGGTTCCCGGAGTATATTTTTGAAGGAGTATGGTAAATACAATCTTTCATTACATCTTGGATTGTTGTATACCTCCATTTTTTATCCTTCTTTTTAAGAATTAAAAGTCTCCTATCTATTTCAGCCTTGGATATTACTTCGCAATCATGCTCAGGATGGTTAAGAACAAAGTACTGTTTGTTTTTTTCTATGAATAATGCATTTGCTGCATTGATAGCATTTTTTATTCTCCACCTTTTAATGATAGGCTTAAAAATGAGTTTGTAACTCTGAAAAATCTCCGTGAATGCTTGTTCTATTACGTTCATTGTTATTGTTGTATTAATTGTTTAATTAACTCTTCCCTTAAAATCTTTAATTTTTGTTGTCAAAATTTCATCCCCATTTTTTAACGCTTCCCATGTATCTATATCCATTAATATAGAGGCTGTATTATTTTTACCAATACCAATTATAACTTCAACAGTATGGGTAAAATACTCTTTTTTATATCCTGGATTATTTATGGATACAAGTGTTTTTGGACTTATCTTTATCTCACGGCCAAGTTTTGCGTACTCTTTAATTGTATTTTTTACTTCGGTTTCCATAATTAAAATCTTTTATTCCATTTATTAAAAGCTAATGCAGTTTCATCGTTTGAAACAAACTCACCCGTACCGGATGCAATAGGGCCTCTTGCTTTGCAGTTTTCTTCCAGGCATTCCACAAAAACAACATGGTGTTTTCCTTTTTCTGAAGATGCTTCGGCAGCTACTTTTGTGTTGAATGATCCACAGAATGGGCAGTTTTTCATGGTTTTAAAACTTTAATTCTCATAATGAATAATGAATTATAAGAAAATGGGTCTTTTTGTTCAATAATCTCTATAGCTCCAGATTGTTTTAATTTTTCAAGCAGCCTACTATATAAATGAGCCCGTGTTAATGATGGATGATTATGGAGTTTTTTATATAAAGTAAAACGTTCGCTATAATCAATGTATAAAATTTCAGGTTCTTTGAATTTCAAAACCTTCTTAACAAGATTTATGATCTTTACCTTAGTTGAGTTTTTCATTTGTGGGCTATTATTATTTTTTTAACTGGTGGTGTTTGTGCCTGTTTAATCTGCATCACACAACTGTAAGCTGTTGAAACAAGAGCATTGAACTTTTCATCTTCCATTAAAATAGTTACGAGTCCATTAAGCATTGTATCAACGTCTCCTTTCGTTTCCAATTTTACCGAATTATCATCCTTTACTTCGATAGTTATTTTCGCCTTACTCATTTTTACCTCGCTTTTTTTTATTAAATTTTGCACATTCAATTAAATCAGTATAATTTTTAATAGTTGCACTTCCATGTAGTTCTATAATTTCATCAAAACTATAGCTACATACATGTGATATTTGGCTTATTCCTACAAATAATTCATTATTTAAATGCATTACTCTAAATTGTCCGTTGTATGGTACACTTCCTATTTTTTCATTTTTGATCCATCTTACAAATACATCCATAGTAGGCGTAATTACACCTGTTACTTTTGTTATTTTCTTCATTTTAGTTTCTCCCCATTATTGTTTGTTCATACCTTTTAACGTATTCCAAGGTGTTAAACCGGTTGTGTATAAAAATAGTAACTCCATTAACTTCAACCTTTGATGGTCTGCATTGACAGACCGCAGAGGTAAAGTGTACTATACTATCGTTTAAGGGATAGTAGTGTTGTGGCTTGGTAGTATCAGTCATTATTAGATTTATAATAATATTTATCTTTATTTTCACTTAATTCTAGGAATATAGGCAAAGAAGGCAAAGACTTAAATTCAATATCTCTAATTTTTGTAAAATCAACTATATCCTCTGGTGAAGCAACAAATACTCTTTTCGTATCATCTTCCATGATTAGGAGTAATCCATCATAAAGACCGTCTATAACTTTACCATGCCTACTTTTAAGGACTCCGCACTTGAACCATACATGTTTATTTTTTAGAGTTAGAATATTCATAGCTTTATACTATTATGTAATTTTTTTTATAAAACTTTATAGCTTCTGAGCTATTTGATTTAAGACTTACAAAAAATATTTTTAATGCATGTTTTGTTTCTTTTACCTCAGACTTATTTATTGGTATCCTTCCATTAATAGCACGTGTAATACCTCTATTTTCATGCCTTTTTAGTATAGGATAGAATATTGGATAATTACGTTTTTCAGGTTTATCCTTCAACCATTTATCTGTATTATTCATATCTTTTCAATTTCAGTAGTTGCATATACTCCGGTAATTTCATACCTACTATTAATTTCCATACTCATTAAAAATCCAAGTAACTGAGCTATCCATTTATATCTATATGTTTCCCGTCCGATACAGTACTTGAATGACAGTTTGTTTTCATAAACACTTAATCTATACATTGGAATCCTCCCTAATTAGTTTTACAATCTTTCCTTTTATTGAATCGTGTACAGTAATTTTACCCTCATAGAAAAGCTCATTTAACTCTTTTTTAGGGTAATGGCCAATATGGTTAGTTATAACCGAAACAGATACAAAAGGCCAACCAGAGGTCTCAAATATCTCGGTCATAAAGTCTAGGATTTTATCCTTCGTGTTTCGTTCCATATAATTAAAAACTAGCTTCGCTTACAATTTTTGACCTACTCCCGTGAGTACTTTCTACTATCATGGCCGGTGCATCCATATAGGATAAACAGCACCAAAGCCCTATTGCTGTTGACATCACTAAATCATCATGTTTATCTTTACCATCTACATTACCGTATGTTCCATTTGGTTTAATCTCATATTCGTCAAATTCGTCACACGCCCTACCATCATACTCATAGTACCCGAACGTCCTTAATGATTTATTAAGAATTGAAATTATTGAAGGCTTGGTTTTTCTACTTGTCATAAACCCATACATAGCCGGAAGCCCTTGTCTTATCTTTTCTGGATTGGTACGACAATATATGTTGTCATAATATTTCACAATCTGATCGAGGATTAACATTAATTGATCGCCTTCTGAATCGGTAGTTTCTTCGGCTATAGAGTTTGATTCTGGGATAAGCAGAGCATTGTTGTAGAACTTGGCTATTTGGGCAGCTTTCCAGCATACTAAATCCTGATCGAGATGGCCCCGCCATGTTGCGATTGCTTCAGGCACACCCATATTCATCATTTCAATACGGTCGAATACCCGAATAACAGAATAGTCAGCACCAACAGAGCGACCTCCAATATCTACAGAAACACAATACCTATTCGATACCTTCCGGGTTTTATCTGGCAATGCCCATACCCAAAAATCACCTCTTGATTCAAGCTGAAATTCTATGTTTTGCAGTGCTGATTTTCCATCTATACCATCAGCCCGAATATCTCCAATGAACAATGGTAGTAAATTTACCTTACGGGCTCGTTGAACATATGCAGGTGCGAATGCCCTACGACCAGAAGATTGAAACATCTCTTGCCAGGTTGAAGGAAATTCGGACATCATTCTCCAGGTATCGTAATTTTCCGATTCCTTCATGTTGAAGTACCAGTTTATACCTTCAAGTGTAGCCCCCAATTCCCAAAGGAGCATACCATATTCATCCGGGTTATTTTTAAGACTCTCGAAAAATGAAATAGGATCTTTAAGCGGACGTTGATACATTTCAATCTCCCACCAAGGCACAAATATTGGAGCGTACCCGCTTTGTTTACTAATAGCCCGTTTCCATTCTTCGTGAAAGAAATTACCTACACCCTTGGCCGTTGATTCAAGAATGATAACGGACCAAGGTACTTTCTTAACTTGTGAACGGAGGGATTGGGCTAAATCTTGCGGACTCTTTCCGGCTGTTTTCTTCCAAATTCCAACTTCAGTGAGGTGCAACATCTTGAAATTGTACGATCTAAGGTTGTCAGGTTTTTCCATAGACCCAACACCGACAATACAACCCCGTTCCATTACCATCTTATTTTTCGATGAACCTTGGTAAGGCTTTAATGTAAATTTACCATAAGGGTAATTTGTATACATTAAGTCGGACATTCCCCGAATATTCTTTGCCTGGTCTTCAACATCTGAACATATAGCCGAATGCCAGTTCTCTTTAACCTCAATTTGTATCCATCTGTGAAGGGCATTAGCAAAAGTACTTCCACCCCATTGTCGAGCTTTACCAACAATTACACGAATTGGATCTTCTAATATAATTTGGTTGTGTATTTCCTTCCAAACTTTACGTTGTGCCTTTCGTAGCTTAAACTTATTTACCTCTCCTGTTTCAGCATCCTGTATAGGATGGCACACATAAGCCCAGAATTCAAAATCATACTTAAACCTAACTTTTATAAGATCATCCTGTAATTCTTCGAGTGATACATCTAAAATAGAAGCCAATCTTGATAAACTGCCATATTCTTTAATAGCAATTACGATAGGCTCTTTCGACATTTCTAAAGGTAAGTACCAATCTGTTTTTTCATCTATTGGTACTTTCTCCCGCTCAATAGGTGAACCCATACCCGTAATTGGATCATACGGTGCATTAAGTTCAGCCAGTCTAAGCTGGTTTTCCTCTAAAATATGTCGAATATTTGTTGACATTATTTAGTATTTGAATTTTTAATTAATTTTCTAATAACCCTATATACTGTACCTGTTTCATATCCGAAATGATCCGCAACTTCTTCATAGAAAATAGTATTACTTAATTTATGAAATATTTCAGGATATAACTTTCTGTATTTTTCAACAACAGTATTGTAATATACAAGCCATTGCATATGTCGTTGGTGTGATAATAATTTTTTATCCATTGTTGAATTTTTGTGTAAAGAAAACAAAAAATATCGACAAAATGTATAAATAATGCGACAAAATGTATACTAAATTATAACATAGTTATATATTTTTGGTTCATTCAAAATTAATCGTAACCAATTCTCAATAGAATGGACACAATAACTGAAAAAAAGGATTTAGATACTGAAGAAACTTCTGTTGAAACAGTAGCAGATTCCGAAACAGAGATTACCGCACCAGAAACACAATTATCTAAATTACAATCAATTGCAAAAGAAAGATTCCCGGATCAAGAATTTGACGGGGATGATGCTATTGTAGATGCTTTAATGGCTAGTAATTCTGAATTAGAAGGTAAATACTCTAAATCTCAGGATGTAACCAAAAAACTCGTTGAAATATTCGAAGCATATCCAGAATTTAGAGCATGTGTAGGTGATATAATCATGGGAGCTAAACCAAGGGCTGCAATTGCAAAATATTATAGCCAGGAAGATCTTACCCCGCAAGAGGGAGATGAAGACCATGAAGCATGGGCAGCTAATGTTAAGGAACGCGAAACTAGCCGTGCAAACGATGAAAAGTTTAGGTCAGATTTAAACGCTAATCACGAGTTCTCTGAAAAAGAATGGGAAGAATTTAAAACCGATTGTGGTTTAAATGAATCACAGGCACAAGAGTTTGTGGATTGGTGCAATAATATGTTGAACGAAATATATTCCGGTAAAATTTCTAAAGTAGCATTAGAAGCCCTTAAAAAAGGCTGGAAACATGATGAAGATGTTGCTGAAGGTATTCAGATGGGCGAAATAAAAGGTAAAAACGCACAAATAAAAGTCAAAAAAGAAAAAGTTGAAAAAGGAGATGGAATGCCATCCTTAACAGCTTCCACTGATGCTAAACAAACTCCAATTAAAGAAAAATCCTATATCGGACAAATTGGAGATAGAATAGCAGACAGAAAAATATTGTAAATATTAACCATTAAATTAAATATATCAATGAAAAACAGACAAGTAAAAATCGCAAAAATCGCAATATTCGCCGTCTTTGGGCTGGTGTTTTTTGCGGTTTTCTCCTTAATGTTTATTACCAGTGCTACAGGTACGGTAATATCAATGGCAACTCCTGGACTTATTACCGGTGAAGCTGTAGATACCCAAAATACAACTTTAGAATCTACGGAATTATTAAGACCAGATATTGAGAAAGAGATTCTAAAAATTCGTCCTTCTTTAACTCCACTCGATACTATAATGCGTGAAGCTAAGGCAGTTCCGATAAAAGCATTTGAAACTCAATATTACAAAGTTGGATATAAGCCAATTAAAGATGCAGTTAAAACAATCAGAGCTAAAACTGCTGATGCTTCTGCAGCTACAGCATGTATTGACGTAATCGAAGTAGATAATCCAAAGATGTGGAGTAAAGATGATACTATCACGGTAATGTCCGTAAACGGAGTTAATACAAGTGATGGAGGTTATCTCCAATTAGCTATTTGCGATATAGTAGATAATAAACCAAAAGTATTTGCTCTTAACGGTGTTACTGCCGGTACCGGTGGAAATGTTGGCTATACAGTTATTCCTGCCCTTGCAGTTGGAGATATACTTATTAGAGGTGGTAAGGCACAATCTGAAAAAGATATGCAAACATCTCCTTTCGGTCTTGTACCTGTTAAAGCAACTCAATTTACACAATTGTTTTTTGCACAGGTTGAGGAATCTACATATGCTGCAATACATAATAAAGAAGTTGAAATTGGTTTTACCGATTACGATGAGCAGAATATCTATGACATGAAAATGACTATGGAAAATAGTTTCCTTCATGGTTTTAAGGGAAAATTTATTGACCCTATAGATAATGAGGAAAAATATTTTACACAAGGTATTATCCGGGATATTGCAGCCGCAAACTCTTATTATTATGGTGCCAACCGAACTGATTTTACTAAGACTTTGACCAAGACTTTATATGTAGACATGATGAAAAAATTGTTTACAGGTAACTGTGGTAGTGAAAAACGTATTCTGTTTGCCGGTAATAACTTCCTCGCTAAATTATCATTAATTGATGAAGGTATAACAAAACAATTGGATGCAGGTGCTACTGAAGTTAAATTTGGTATCACTTTCAAAAAGCTTACAACTAACTTTGGTGAATTACTTATTTTGCATCACCAGTTATTTAATATGTGGGGAGAGGTTTGGGAAAATTCAGCTCTCGCATTGGATGTAAATAACCTTCAAAAGAGAGTCTTCAAAGCTCTTGGTTCCGATGAATTAAACCTCAAAGAATCTGGCCAGCGTAATGTTAAAGCAAAAGTTATTACAGAAACTTCCTGCTTGGTAGCTAAATATCTCGAAACTCATATGCTTATTCAGGCATAATTTAATATCAATGAGGTAGTTTATTCTACCTCATTGATTATTTAAATCTCTTAATAATAACTATTATGATTAGAAAAACATATCAGGCAATCACGTCATGCGCAATGACAATTAATATCCCAAAAGAGGATAAAACAAATGTAACTATCAATTTTTCAGGTCACAATATTGAACTTGGTATTAAAGGCAAGTTCTCTACTAACGACCCGGATATTATTGAGGCTCTCGAATCAAATTCAAGTTTTAACCACAATTATAAATTAGTAGCTACCCTTGAAGAAAAATCGGAAAGTAAAGTAAAAGCTTCTGATTTAAATCCTCAGATTAATCTTGATGATTTAACTCCGGTTGGAGGATTTATTACAGTACAGGCTGCTAAAGCATATCTTATAGAAACGTTCCAGGATAAAATTACCCCAAGTACATTAACAACATGGAAGGCCATTGACGAAACCGCAGCCGCAAATGGTATTAAATTCGTAAGATAATATGATCAGGGAACTAATCATATCATCTATATTAGCCAAACTTGACGAACTAACCCCATTTAATATGGGGTTAGTTATATCAACAGGAAATGAATTGTTAAACCCAATAAAAGGGTACATAGATCAATTCCTTCCTGATTGCTGCGATAGATTGTTACGGTCTGCTCCTTATCATACATTACCATTAACTACAATTCCAGAATCTGACATATTAGGATTAATTGATGGTGTTCTTACAATACGGTTAACTGCTAATTTTATTCGAATTGGAGTAATACAATTTAAAAGTTGGAAACGTCCAGTTATGTCTACAATAACAATTGAAGACCCACGATACATATTACAAAAAAATGAATACACACGGGGAGGAAATTCCAAGCCTGTTGTAGTTTTAAAACAAGCTGCAGGTTATAAAGTTTTAGAGTGTTATACTGTAACCTCAGGAGAACAATCCCAATCACCGGAATTAACCTATGTTGCAAAAAAGACTCCGGAGGAAATACCGGATATCCTTATTCCTGCATTATCATACCTGGTTGCTTCTGAAGTTTTTCAAGCTATTGAAAAGAAAGACTTAAGTGAAAAGGCCCTTACCTCATTTGCTTTAAATTTAATAATATAGAAATGACTACAGAAGAACTATTGTCCAGGATAGAAATTTTGGTTAATCTGATTATAAACCAAAAAATTACCGAACGCAAGCTCGATGTAGAAAAATATGGAACATCTGTAACTGAGTTTGAGCGGATGTACATGGCAGGTTTAAAAGGTGATGAATTACTACCGCATACAGTTTTTAGAAGTTTTATTAAATATTTACAGGCACACGAAGATGAAAGGTTAATTGCAGATGCAAATGAGGCATTATCTAAAATAAGATATATAACCGCTAACCCTGAACATACAATAGGAGAAGGTGAAGTTCGTGCTATAGTAAAGAATTTAGTTCTTACGGGAGCCGGTATTTTACCAGAATCGACAGCATATAACCCTATTGACATTGAATTCGACTTTTCTAAACATATTATATTTGGGCAAATTGCCTATAATTTAACGGATGATAAATGGTATTATTTATCACCTACAGGAGTTAAACCATTAATGGCTGATGTAAATCCTGAATCTCTTGAAGAAATAAATGCAGCTATTATAAACATTCATATATTACTCGGTAATTACATTGAAAAAGCAGGAATTGAATATCCATTTTTTATAAATGTAAATGATAAATTAGCCTTAAAATTTGATCCAAATACACTGGAAATTGACGAAAATAATAACCTTCGTGTTAAATCAGAACTTGGAACATATCTTTCAACAGCAATACCTGAGAGTTTCACAAATGCCAATCTCGCAGATAATAAACTTATAATCGACCATTATTTAAAAACAGAAAATGTTAACCTTATCATTTGGGATAATTTGGGAAATAAACTTGATGTACCTTGGAAAACTGAAGGAATAGACCAAGTTATTGCAGATTTTGGAAGCCCAATAGAAGAAGGTTTAGTTTATCGGTATGTGCTTGTTTTTTGGAATAACCAATCAATAGGACTTTATCCGGATCCAACATATTCACTTTCGGGCCATATACATGATGATAGATATTCGTTAACTAATCATGTTCATGATAATTTATACGCTTCAGAAAATCATAACCACCATCAAGTATACTCTAAATTAGCACATAATCATACGGGTGTATATGCTCCTGCAACCCATAGACATGATTCAGATTATCAGGCTAAAGGCTATTATTTTGGGGCAAGATTTGTAGGTTCAATAAATGGAATAACAGGAGATTTAACTATACTATATAATCCAGCAGAAATATCTGTAACGGCTGTAAGGAATAGTATGGGTGTTTATACAATTACTCATTATTGGGGAGGGGAATTAAAGTATTTTGTTACTGCATATAGTACAATGGTTAGCCCTCAATTTAGTGTAAAATCAATAATAAGAACAACTAATAATTTTAAAGTAACATGCTCTGACGATCATACCCCTAATGATTGTGATTTTGAATTTAAAATAGAAATATGGTCATGAAAAAACTAACAATACTCTTTTTATTTATTTGCTCACTTACTTACGGGCAAAGGCAACATACAACTTATGGTCCAATATGGATGTATTATCAAACTTCTGTAGGAAATGTAGACTCCGTTAAAATTACATTTAATGGTGACGTAGTCCGGTTTACCACTACAAAAGATGCATTTGAATTTAAAAAAAAGGTAAGAACTGGATACGTAGAAACCGATACAATTGCAAGTTTATTCGGAGAAGTAAACTTGTCCGGGGACGTAAGATTAAATACAGGTGGATCGTTATTTTTAGACCCTACCAGGGTTTCAGGATTTGCTTACGATGCAGGTAAAATATATATTATAGACCCTTCTATTAACGAAGGTGTACCATTCCCTTTAAATTCTTTTATTTTAGAAAGCGATTCGGGAGTTTTATATTCAACGCCTCACTCAGTGTCTTTAAAACAAAATAAGCTCGATGGAGGAATAGGTTTTGTAAAGTCGGAAGGACTAGGGGTTATAAGTTACGACCCTTTAAATTATTTACAAACATCTGATACTTCTGCATTAGCCCGTAAAACAGTCGTAAACGATTCGCTCGCAAGAATTAGGGAAGATATGAATAATAGTGTATCACCTTCCGACTCTTCCTTTGTCACATTAGACGTAGGGGTTGATACAGATAAAACTATCATTACAAAAGACAGTATTATTAAACGACAAGGAGGTGTAAAAGTTTTTGAAGTTGGTCCTGATGGTACCATAATTTCTGAAAAGTTTTTAGCCGATTCAACATCGGCCAGAGTTGCCTTACTCGGAAGTACGACTAATTACTTTATTGCAGGTAGTTCGCTAATGCCTGGATATATAAAAGGGGATAAAGATACCCTTTTTAAAGCTGAAGGAACTTTTGGTAATTATGTGGCCATTTTAAAGAATGGAGATATATTAACAACTGGACTTCATCGAACTTTAACCGATACGTCAGCCACTAAAAAAGCATTACGAGACTCAATCGCAGCTTTAAATAATAGAACTCTTTTAGCACAGAGTATAAGTGCTGAAGATACGACAAGGTGGGGAGCTGGAATTCCTTTTACTCTTAAATCTGGGTTATTAGAAAATAAAGGTGATTCAACGTTAGGTCTTTACACTACTCAACAATCTTTTCCTTCGTTTGACAATAGTAATAGTGTGCCGACACTAACAGCTACAATTAATGCAAATGGATATTTAAAAGCAACTCGACTATATGCAAACGGGGTTCAACCCGCTACTAGTTTTGTAAACTTATTATTTAATGCCAGTACTTTTAGCTCAGGTACATATACTATGACACCGGGAGCAAGTGCAAACGGATTAAACTTTTATATTGGCACTGGTTTTCCGACCAACAGTGCCAATAATTATTTAAAGTTAAACGGGGATTTTTGGGTAAGGTATATGAATTCCAGAACTATTAATCTTTGGGGTGCAACTAGTGGTTATGCCACAATAATACCACAAAGTGTTGCTGCAACCGATACCTTTAGACTTCCTTCAGGGTCTGGAACATTGGCAAGATTATCTGATATAAGTGGTACGGGGCAATGGATAGCAAATGGGAGCGGTATTACATATGTTAACGGGTCGGATTCTTCTGTTTTTAGAAAAGATGGAACTTTTCATGTGTTTAAAAATGGAGTAAAAGTTTTATACATTACAGATAAAGGAGCGATTGGTCAACCTAATCTTTCTAATACAGCAGTTGGAGATAGCGCCTTAAATCGAATATCGACCGGGACACATAACACAGCAGTTGGGTCTTATTCATTAACGTATAACAGGACTGGTGGTTACAATACAGCCCTTGGGAAATTTTCATTATATAATAATAATGGCAATCAAAATACATCAGTAGGATCATTTTCTTTAAATACAAATACAACTGGAAATTACAATACGGCACTTGGTTACAATTCCTTATATACCAATAATGGTACTGGTAACCTAGCAATAGGGCCGAATTCTTTATATGACAATACGACTGGTAATTATAACACAGCACTTGGATATAATGCAATACAAAATATAACAAGTGGATCAAATAACATAGCTATAGGATATTATGCAGGTAATTACTTACTATCATCCCTAAATGGGTTATTGATAATAAATTCTTTAGATAGAACAAATGGATTAGGAGATACAACTAAATCAATTGTATATGGCTATCAGGACAGTGATACTTTAAAGCAACGTTTACATTTTGCCGCTAATGTTAAAATAGGAGGATCACTTACTACATATGGAAATATAAAAACTTCCGGTAAAATAGATTATACCGCCGGTACCTCCTCTACCTTTGTAAGAGTACCGGGCATATTAAAAGTCTTCAATACCCAAGTCAATACATCTACTACTGTTGAAACTGATTTATATACATATACTATACCGGCTAATGTTCTGTCTACAGATGGGGATAAACTTGTATTTACTACTTATTTTGATTTTACTAATACCGGAGCAAGTGCAGGTCAGATTAAATCATATTTTGGATCAACTGGTATAAATTCTACTAGTAGTATTTCTTTTAGTGGATATGGATTAATGGAAACTACTTATAAAAGATTATCTTCTACAACGGTAGGCGTATTTACAACACCAAAAGGAACTATCACTAATGCTTCAAATTACTTACTAGTTACATCAGTAGATTTTACTACAACCAATGTTATTAAAATGACAGGAAGGCAAGAAACTTCTGGATATTTTAATACACTGTTTGGGGATATTAAATACGAACCTAATCCGGGTAATTAATTATAAATTTTAATATGAAAACAATAATAATCTTTTTATTATCTTTCTACTCAATAGCTGTTAGTAGTGCCGATTTAGACACTATTAAAGCAAAATTTATTGCTAAAAGAAGTATTCTTCATATAAGAGAAAACAAATACCCGGCACCACCGGCTCAATTTGCTTTCCCATCTCCACCTGTTAATATCAACCACATCTTTACATTAAGTGGTGATTCCTTGTTGATAACTGCTAATGTTAATAACATTACTCATAAAGCCTCTAACGAAAACCTTGGCACAAGCATTTACTCGCTGTCGATTAGCGGACAAAACGATAGTCGTTCTATATTTAATTACACGAACGATACATTTCAGTTTGCCGCAGTTAATAAAGTGTTAGGGCAAAACCTTAATATGTCAGGATCACGATTATATCAAGTGTATAATCCGCTAATAGCTGGAAGTTATCGAAAGAAGATTGACCAGGCGCATGTCGCCTGTGACAGTTTAAATATTCCGGAATCGAACTTCGTTCTTTGCTTAGAAAAAATTAAGCCTGAATATTCTCTTGGTGATAGAGAATTACCCGACTCTATATACACCAATGCCATTAATTATATTAAACAAAAAGGCTATCAATTTCGAAAAATTGAGATAGCCAACGAACCCTTCTACTGTTGGGGGGTATATTCGACAGATTCTACGTACGCACGTTATGTACGTCAGAAGTATACTTTAATCAAATCTATCGACACTACATTTCTAGTTGGCATTTCGCCAATGCGGAAATCATTTAGTGCAACAAGCGTACTTAGAAAAGCTGCCAATCATTACGATTGGGTCTCGCCTCATTGGTATGCGTGGGTTTATTGGCAGAACATGTCATATCCTGCCGGAATTTTATCGGAAAATTATAGGACAATTTCATACAGTGCCAAACTTAATGATTCTATCAATGTAATTAATGCTCGTACTCCGTATCAGTTCGATACGGAATACCGTATCTATTGTTGGGCAGATTCAACAACAGGTGAATCTGATTTACGCATTACCAACATTGTTGGGGCTAGCCATATGGCAGTCCGAATGATCTATAACACCCGCGATGGGTATGAGAGAGGTTCCAATTCATGGAACTATAATAGCACAAGCGCAAATGCGCTAATTCCATCCGGGTATGTAAATACCTATGGGACATATTTATTAGGGGATGGCAAGCAAAACGCAACTTACTGGATGAAATATTATTTCCAGAGGCATAGTTATGCTAACGTTGTAAACTTTACAGGTTATTCGCCTTCAGTGACCGATACTGTTAATCGGCACGTGGATGAAGGAACCGGTGCGCTGAGGGTTGGAGTAACAGGGCCTCGAACTCCAACAATTATTACTACAAATTCCACTAAAACAAAAATGGGAATTATAATAGTTAACGGAACGTCAACCAGTACACCGTTTTCAATCTCACTTTCTAATTTTATCCCTTCTACTATAGTAGGAAAACAAATAACAGACGAGCTTGATGCGTGGAGGATAATTCCTAATGAAGCTACGGTTGTCTCAACACTTATAGTTAATTATTCTGCTGGCAAATTAACAGGAAATCTAGCTCCTTACTCTATAAATTACATTGACTTAACAAAATAATAACTCAATATAAATTATTCACTTAATACTTAAAATTATGAAAACAGAAATTTTATCAGATTTACTCGGAGTCTTGACAATTGTCAATTACATAGTTGGTTTTATTTTCGTCTTTTTAGCTCTTATATTAAAATGGATTTGGAAAACAATCGAAGGAGTTAAAAATAGTAAAAATACACCGGATAAATTCAATGGGACATATTGGGTTAACCATAATTTAATACCTAAGCTATTATCTTTTGTTGCAGTTATGATTTCAGTATTCATTTTATTGCGCTTTATAGGTGATATAGTCAATATTGGATTTTCATATTTTTTCTGTTTGGTTGTTGGATTGACAATTGATTATTGGATAGATAGATTAAAGAAAATTAGCCCGACCTATTTTATAAAAAAATAATTACATACAATATTTTGTAACCTTTAAAGGCCTTATACAATGACAGACAGTGAAAAAATTATAGTTCTGGAAACAAAAGTAGAACAGCAAGAAAAAATAAATTGCCAAATGGCTGCTGATATTAAAGAAATAAAGGATAAACTTATCGGTAGACCATCTTGGGCAGTATCAATTACTATTTCTGTACTACTGTCTCTTTGTGTTAGTTTAATCATTTTAATACTTAAAGTATGATACGACCAGTAAGTGATGGACATATTTCAAGTGAGTATGGTCCAAGAAATATTACGATAGGAGGGATTAAGTATACTTTTCATGCCGGTATTGATATTGGCCCATCTAAAGAAAATACACATCCTGGAATAGTGTCCCCTTTAAAAGGTTTATTGTACGTTTTTGGATTTTCAAACACATTCGGTAATAGAGTTTGGATTAAAATAACAGAAGGCGAATATAAAGGGTTGTTTTTGGTTTTAGCCCACATGAAAGAATTAAATCCCGGATTAAAACCAATGCAAAATATTGAAGAAGGTACATATTTAGGAATAATGGGTAGTACTGGCTTGTCTAAAGCCGTACATGCCCATTTAGGGTTAAGAACTAAACCAACTGACCCGGAAGACGAAAAACATTGTCCTAATCCTATTCTTATTAGAAAACTATATCCATGAAAAAACTGACAATTATTACACTTATTTTAATTATTTCCGCGCTGGTAGTATTCAGTTATTACCTTGGTAGTAAAAAGGCCAACATTATCTCTAAACCGCAAATAATTATTAGAGATACTGTAAACTACAAACCGGTTATTCAATCTTTACAGAATAAACTGGAAAACTGTTATGTAATTATCGATTCATTAAAATTCCAATTAAAACATAAAAAATATGAAATTGCAATTGTTACGGATTCTACTATTAATGATAGTAGTACTTATATTCCAGAATCATTCCGCAAACTCGCAGGTTATTTCAGTGGGCAAAAATGAAATGATTATCGATTCTATTGCTGCAGAAATTATATATACTGACTTGGTTAACTTAAACTATATCATTTCTTATTATGATTCTGCCAGATTTGTTATGGCAGAAAAAGAAAAAGGTTATGAAAAACAGTTGTTACAAAAACAGGATAGTATTAAATACATTGAATCGTTTTATTCTGAGAAATTAGTAGAATCAAAAAAAGAAAATAGTAAAATGAAAAAAATTACTATCGGGGCATTAATTCTATTAACCTTAAAAATAATATTTTAGTATGACATATACTGAATCTATAGAATCGATAAAACAGGGATTGATTGAGTTTTTTGCAGAGCCTAATCCGAATATTCAGACTACACAATCAACTGTAACAGTTCCGGCACAAACCGGCAATATGGTTATGTTCATATATCTTATAGAGGATATATTTTCGGAAGTAAAAAAAATAACCGCTATTAGAGCCAGAAGTATAAAAAATAAAGCGGGTGATTCGTTAATTGATGAATATGCAATGACAGATGATGAGCTAAGTATATTCTCAACATTCTGTAAAAACGCATCTACTGACCTATATTCTATATTTGTAGCTTTCTGTAAAGCCATAACACCAGGTTATCTTCATGATGTGGGTGAAATAATACCTTTATTTGATATTTCAACTATTTACCATCCTGATGATATTATTAAATATGATAATAAGATTTATAAATGCATTTCAACATCAGCATATCTGACTCCTGTAAGTGAATTGGGTTCTACAATTTGGGAAAATCTTCCAGACTGGATCGATACTAAGGAAAAGATTATTTTTGTTATCGATTATGATCCTGAGTATAAAATAAACGTTATCAATTTCATTGAATCCAAAATTAAAAACTGCCTAATTTGTTATGTTTTGGGCGAATGGTACAGTATGGTTGGGTTAAAGGATATGGAACTATCCTATAAAAGTAATTATGTGGACCAGAAAGATAGTATCATGGGTAATCTTTTTAACCTTAAACCTACCCGGCGGGCATATTCAGAATTCCCTACTTAAAAAAAAGTACACGCTAATTACACGCTAATGCATAAAAAAAGGGTTTCAGTGATATTTACTGAAACCCTTTTTGTTGTTGGTGTCGGGGTGAGACGACTCGAACGTCCGACCACTTGCACCCCATGCAGGTTTTAATAACATACATATATAAAACATAATGTTTTAATAATCAATATATTTTATTGAGTAATAGATTTATATATGTTATAATAAGTAACATGTATTATTTATATTTTTTACTTTTAATTATATTTAAATACATTTACACGCGAATTACACGCGTAAATATATGGCAAGCTTTAAAGCACAGATCAGGGAATTAGAAGTAAAAAATGATGGTAAATGTAATATAAAAATTCGCGTTTCCCATGCTGGTGCGACTCGATATATTTCTACCGAATATGATATTGATCCTAAGTTTTTCGATAACGTATCAGGAACAATTGAAACAAAACACCCAAATTATAAGGTATTAAGCCGAAAATTGAGAGGTATTATTGAAGGATATGAAGATATTGCCATAGATAATATTGGAGACCGGATAAAACATATGGATATTAATCAATTGGTACGCGTGTTAAAAAATATTACAGAGATCGGGGAAGATTTCTTCTGTTTTTCTGAACGAGAGATATCCAGTTTAAAATTATCTGGTAAAAAATCATCCGCAGAATTGTTTGAATTTACTGTTAATAGTGTATCTGATTTTATAGGAGTCCGTATTTTGGATTTTAACCAAATAAACTACCAGTTTTTAATTGAGTATGAGCAATTTTTAAAACGCCCAAAAAAGGATAGGAAAGGAAAGGATAAGTTTTTAGCAGTAAATACAATATCTATACACATGAGAAATATTAGGCACTTACTTTATCTTGCTAAAAAACAGAAGCTAATAAAACTAATTGAAAATCCATTTGAGCTATACAAAATAAAAAGCTCCCCAACCAAGAAGCGAAACCTTACCTTACAAGAGGTACTGGCTTTTAAAAATTATGAAACTGATAATGAGAGGTTGGCTATATCCAGGGATATTGCAATGCTTATTTTTTATTTGATTGGGATCAATATTATTGACCTGTTTTGGAGTACGACCCCTAATAATGGAAGATTGGATTATATACGAGCCAAAACAAAAAGTAAAAATAATAGGTCTTATTCAATAAAAATAGAACCTGAAGCACTGGAGATAATTAATAGGTTTAAAGGAGATAAGTATTTGCTTCGGTTTGCCGATAATAATTTAAATGAGCGAACGGTTAACAGACCTAAGTACTTTAGAATACCATATCAATATAAGGATCACCATGAATTTATGAAGTTTTTAAACGATAATATAAAGGACATTTGCAAAGATTTAAAGTTTGCAAATGCCAAAGATATTACTAGTTACTGGTTTCGTCATTCGTGGGCTACAATAGCTTGGAATGATTGTGAAATACCAGAAAGTTTAATATCAGTTTGTCTTGGGCATGATGAGACATCAAACCAGACAACGCATGTATACATTGAAAAGAGATTAAAAATAATTGATGAATGTAATAGAAAAGTCATAGACAAATTACAAAACACTATTCTAAATGAACCACTCCACTAATTTTTGCCAACTTCTTAATAATCTTATTGTCCATAACTAATTCAGGGTAATTACTGTTAATTGATACCATTTTAATCTCATTTTCGTTACCAGGTAATAATTTACGGATGATTCCAATATTACTTGTAAGTACTATGTAATTCTTACCCCAGATAATAGGGGATGTCAATTCAACAAATCTGGCACTTACTAAATCTCCTGGATTATATAAAGGACTCATTGAATCATCGCGTACCCTAATTAAAAATCCTTCACTCATTCCGGGGATTATGAATTTTTCGCCATTGGGCTCAATTGAGATATCCCCAAATTCATATTCACCCAGCGCCATCGAAATTGTTTTATTCTCATGTGTAATAGTAGTTGTAATTTTGTTATATATCTCTCCTTTGCCATGAGTCAACCAATCTGGATTAATTTGGTCGTACTTATTTATAATAAGTGTAGCCAGTTTATCCGATATTTTATTCCTCCCATTCAGAACATGGTAGATATTGGTAGGATGCAACCCTATTGTTTTTGCAAAACTGTTGGCTGTTTCATTTAATTCAGAAAGCAACAGATTCATTCGTTCATTATCTTTCATAATAATCAGTATTAAATTGTTATAGTTATTTGTAATTTATAATACAAAATGTTTGTATTATGTCGAAATTTAGTTATATTTGCATTGTTGTTTTTTACATAAACATAACCAAATATAAATTATATTATGACATCTACAAAACAAACCCTTACAAATTTAGACGAGATTAGAACATTACTTGGTCGGAATAAGGCTAAGGTAGCTGAAATTACAGGACTAAGTCCTACCCATGTTGCCAGGGTTTTAAATGGGTATAGTAACTGTAGTGATAAGAGTATTGAAACTGTTATTGCGGCTGCAATTTCTATTATAAATAGGAATTTGGGTATTGAAGAAAAACAATCTTCAGTAGTTGAAGAACAAAGCAAATTTATAGACTCTAGTATTGAATCTATAATTAACGAAACTGCAAAAAGAACCGCTAAAGAAATGGCAGATGCCTTAGGGTTTAATGCTCCTTTAATAACAAGGAGAGATGCTATATCTCAATATTTTGACAATAAACCAACTCGTTATGAAAAATATATGGACACTCATAAAGGTGAAGTTTCCATATCAAAAGGAAAAGGTAGTAATTCAACTATTTATTTAAACCGTAATGAGTTGGAAGCATCGTTTAGAAAACATAAAATTTATTGCTAATGTCGATAATTATAACAATTTGTTTAATTGTAGGCATGATCCTTATTTTTTTAGGATTAAAAATGATTCCATCGGAACGCCCTAAGCATAAAAAATTTAAATCTCTTAATAATTAATCTGTATGAAAAATGTAGAATTAGAAAGTTTATCACTCATAAATTTCAAAGGTATTAAAGAACTGACAATAGTTTTTAATTGGCTCACAAGTATTTTTGGAGCAAACGGTCTCGGTAAAACAACAATTTTTGATGCTTTCACGTGGTTGCTATTTGGGAAAGATAGTACTGGTAGTAAAGATTTCAACATTAAAACACTTGATGTAAATAATGTTCATATCCCAAAGATTGACCATGAAGTTATTGGTGTGCTTAAAATTGACGGTGTACCTTCAACTTTCCGTAGGGTTTATAAAGAAAAATGGACCAAGAAAAAAGGTTCTGAGACCACAGAGTTTACCGGACATGAAACATTATATTTTATAAATGATGCTCCGTACCAAGCCGGTGAATATCAGGCAGCCATAAACGAAATTATTGACGAGGATTTATTCAAACTTATAACATCTCCTTTTTACTTCAATTCATTGAAATGGGACAAAAGGAGAGAAGTATTATCGCGCATTGCTGGAAATGTTACAGATTTTGAAATCTCGCAATTAAAGCCAGCTTTTATGGAATTAGTGGCTTTAATAACACCTGGCAAAACTTTTGAAAAGTTTAAAAGTGAGATTTCAGCGAAGAAGAAAATTGTTAAAGAGGAACTTGAAAAAATTCCAACCCGAATAAGTGAAGTTCAAAGGGGGATGATAGACGAACAGGATTATGAACAGATAACGGCTGAAATTTCAGGACTTGAACTACAATTAAAGGATGTAGATAGAGCTATAGTTGATAAATCAATTATCCCTCAAAATATTCTTGACGAACAATTGAATGACCAGAAAAAAATAAATGAACTTATTCAAAAACGGTCACAATTGGAGTTTAACCATAGTCAAACTGTGCAAAAAGCAGAAAACGATAAAAGAACAAGGGTATCTGTTTTAGAAAATAAAGTAAAGAATTTTGGTAACGATTACTCAATGGCATCTGAAAGGATTGAGTATTTAACCAGAGAAATAGATACCAATACCGTTCGGAAAAATACACTTTTGGCAGATTGGCACACAGAAAATGCAAAAGCAATAGTATTCTCCGATGATGAATTTATCTGCCCAGCTTGCAATAGAGCATTTGAATCTGAAAATATTGAAGAAAGAAAGGCTGAAATGCAAGCCCATTTCAATACAGATAAACTTCAAAAGCTTGAATCAATGACAAAGCAAGGCCAAGGTTATGCAAATGTCATTAAAATAATGAAAGAAGAGCTTGCCGAAAAGACGGTATTAATGACTACACTATATCGGGATTTAACAAGTGCTAAACTAAGTCTTAAATTAGAACAGGATACTGTTGTAATTGCTGAACCGATACCAACATCTGTTTTAAAAGAAATACATGATGAAATTGTTGCGATTCAAAGTAAGCCAAAACCAACCCCTACGGACACAAGGGAGCTTCAAGAGATAAAGTCTGGTATAATTAATTCAATAAGCTTGTATAAAGCTAAATTAGCACTTAAAGATGTTAATGAAAAGGCTCAACGAAGAATTACAGAACTTAACGAAGAAGATAAAAAACTTTCCCAGCAATTGGCCGATCTTGAAAAACAAGAGTTTGTTATTCTTGATTTTGAAAAGGCTAAAATTGACCGGATTGAAGAAACTGTAAATAGCCTATTCTCATACGTCCAGTTTAAAATGTTCTCTAAAAACATAAATGGAGGTATAGAACCATGTTGTGATACGTTAGTAAATGGTGTTCCTTGGGCTGACCTTAATAATGCAGCTAAAGTCAATGGGGGATTGGATATTATAAAAACACTCTGTAATCATTACAATGTAACTGCCCCTGTTTTCACTGATAACTCCGAAAGTGTAAACCAACTCATTCCTATGGATTCTCAACTTGTACGATTAGTAGTGACAATGGATCCTGAACTCAGAGTAGCATAATAAATATTTATAAATAAATCTAAAATAAAGGTGATTATGAAACAAAGTTTAGTAAAACAAAATTCTAATGTTCCTGTATTCAATTTTTTTGATACAGAACAATTCAACAACATGCAGAGGGTTTGCAAAATGTTTGCAAATTCAGATTTAGTCCCAGACATGTATAAAATCAGCGATAAAAATCCTGAGCCAAAAGCAATGGCAAACTGCATGATTGCTATTGATATGTCCAATAGGATTGGAGCCGGTATATTAATGATTATGCAAAATATGGTAGTCATTTATGGAAAACCTACTTGGAGTAGTAAGTTCCTTATTGCTACTGTTAATACTTGTGGCCGTTACAATTCTATGCAGTATCGTTTTACTAATCTTGGTAAAATTGGTAAGATTCCAACTACTGTTTATGATAAAAAATGGGTAAATGGCGAAAACGGTGGTAAAGGTCATTATAAAACAGAGGCTAAAATTGTTGAATTTGACGGTACAAATATTGACAATATAGAATGTGTAGCCTTTACTACGGCTAAAGGAAGTGACGTAGTATTAGAATCTTCTCCCGTTAGTATTAAAATGGCAATAGAGGAAGGTTGGTATACTAAGGCTGGTTCTAAATGGGTCACAATGCATAGACAAATGCTAATATATCGTTCTGCCTCGTTTTGGACAAATGGGTATGCTCCTGAATTATCTATGGGTATGAAAACCACTGAAGAAATGGAGGATATTGAACATACTATTGATATTGCACATGAAGATGTTTCCGATAAGGTTAATAAAGAGATTAAGGACAACGCCAATAAAGAACCTTTGGATTTAGGACCTAATGCTGAAACTAAAAAAACGGAACTAGTAAAACCTACAAATGTGCCAAATAATTCACAGGCACAGACTAATCCTAAACCTGAAAATACTACTCAGGCTAAGCCAGTAAATGCACCAGCTTCAACACCGCCACAACAGTCAGTTCAACCAACACTTGATGGCCCAGGCTTCGAATAACATGCCAAATAAACTAGAAATTAAACCAGGCGATCGGTATGGTCGCCTGGTTATACTAAAGGAAGTTGAACAAGTAAAAACTAAAAGATGGTTTTTGTGTAAGTGTGACTGTGGGACACAAAAGCATATTAGGATAGATGCTTTTAAAAGAAATACCCAAAGTTGCGGATGTTTAACGAAGGAAGTGGCAAGTATAAGGTCAACTAGGCATGGAATGCACAATACTTCAATTTATAACGTGTGGCATAGTATGAAACAAAGATGTTATAATGCGAATGATCATAATTATAAGCATTATGGCCAACGTGGAATTACTATGTACTCCGAATGGCTAGACGCAAAATTATTTATTAATTGGGCTTTATCAAATGGATATAAGGAAAATCTAACCATAGAACGAATCGACAACAATAAAGGTTACTCCCCCTTAAATTGTAAATGGGCGACACAATTAGACCAGTTAAGAAATACAAGAAGAACAGTAAAATTAACCTTAAATAACGTTACAATGTGCCGTAAAGATTGGGCAACTAAAATAGGTATTAGTTCTACTTCATTAAAAAGAAGATTAGAAAAACTACCATTAATAGATGCCTTAACAACTCCACCAAATAAAAAAAAACAACATTATGCAATTATTAATATTGGGGTCTAATAGTAGAGGGAATTGCTACCTATTAGATACGGAAAACGAATGCTTAATAATTGAGACAGGAGTATCTATGCATAAAGTTAAAGAAGCTATTGGTTTTAACATTTCAAAAATAGTAGGCTGTATTGTCACGCACTCCCATCTTGATCACGCTGGAAAGGTAAATGATTTTATGAAAGCTGGTATTAATGTCTATATGTCGCCAAAAACATCAGAAGAATTAAAGTATACCTCTTTAAAAAGACCTAAAACCATAGAAGATAAAGAGACATTTTATCTTGGAGGATTTAAAATAAAATGTTTTAGGGTTAAACACGATGTTGAATGTTACGGCTACATAATACACCATGATTTGTCAGGCAAGATAGTATTTCTTACGGACACATTTTATTCGCCGTATTCTTTTAGTGGAGTTTCTCATTTTATGATTGAGGCTAATTACTGCATTGATATATTAAATAATAATGTGTCTTCTGGAAAAATTGTGCCATTTGTTCGTGACCGAATCGTTCGTTCTCATATGTCTATTCAGACTGCTAAAGAAGCATTAAGAGTAACAGATTTATCCAAGGTTCAAAACATAGTTCTTATTCATTTATCAGATGCTAATAGCAATGCTGTAGACTTTAAAAAACAAATTGAAGAATCTACTGGAAAGCTGGTAACAGTTGCGGATAAGAATATGGAAATAGATTTCAGTATTAATCCTTTTTAATAATTCACTTAAATAAAAACAATTATGGACAAAGTAATTTTTCAGGAATTAACACAAGCTAAAAGGCTTGAAATGATTAGAGATAATGCCGATAAACTATTACCGGATTATCAGTATATGAGAAGTTTCGATGAGGACGAAATTGTAGACTACAAGGAAGAGCTTACAAACTACTCTCTCGAATTAAACGAGTTAAAAGAAGAGTTGGCAGCATTGAAGAAATCATTTGAGGAAAAAATGAAACCTAAAAAAGACAGGTTAAAATTCCTTTACAAAGCACTTCGCGAAAAGGGAACATTGGTTAAAGAAGAATGCTTTGCATTTACCAATTTCGATACAAGTGAATATGCAATTTACAATGCTGAAGGACTTCAGTTAATGCAACGAAAGTTGCTTCCATCGGAACGCCAGAGAAACATTTTTCAAGAGATAAATAAAACTGGTACCAATAGCTAATTATAACCTCCCTGTTTGTAAGGTGTAACCATCGGAACCACCCAGGGAACAATGCAATATTGCAGAAATAAATCAAATTATATGGAAAATAAATTAAACTTCAACGTAGGTGGTAATGGTGATAATCTTAAAATTACCCTTGTAGATGGGGAGGAATTGCCATTAAAAGAACCGGTAAAAATTATTGTTATCGGTGGTCCCGGATCAATAATTTCATGGCTTGAAAAAAGAAAGTCTGAAATAAACGAAAAGGTTTGTCTGATTATAGTGGACAAAAACAAATTTACCAGCGAACTTCTTGTAGACGAAAAAAACTTTTACCGTACTCAAATTACTTCTAAATTAAGCCTTTCGCCAGAATATTTAGCGTTTGGTATTAATACCGAAAAATCTTGGGATGCTTTCAAGCTGGCAGACTTTATTAAAATGAACCGTTCATTTTTGGAAAGTAGGTCAGTTTCGGATCATCTGGTACATGAACTTAAAAACTTTTCCGCGAAGGTTAATAAGGAAATTGAAAAACGGGATGATAACAAAGGTAATACTGAGGATCGTAAAAAACAGTTTGTAGAATCTAATTTGCCGGATAATTTCAGGATTAAAATACCTGTTTTTAAAGGGTGTGAGCCTATCACAATTGAATTGGAAGTTTACATCGACCCGTTTAATTTAAACTGTTCCCTTATTTCGCCAGAGGCAAACGACTTCATACACGAGCAAAGCGAAGAGATTATTGAAACAGAATTGGAACAAATTCGAACTCTTTGCCCGGACATTGCAATTTTGTATGTATAGGGTATGTATTATAGGGGATATAGCTTACGAAAATTTTCAAGTTATTGAAGATAGACTTCGTGCCAATGGTTATATCCCCATAAACCCACAAAGGCAATCTGGCGAAAACAGGTTGGATACATTTAATTACATATTGGAATGTGATGCTGTATTGTTTGTCGGAAAATACGATAAAAAAGATTTAAACATGGCTGTTATCTGCGATAAGCCAATTTTAAGCAAGATGAATTATGATGTTCTGTAAACTGGTTGAACAGGAAACTGGCTTTAAAGTAGAAAAGGAGTTTAAATTTCATTCTTCACGAAAATGGAGATTTGATTACGCTATACTCGAATTTAAAATTGCTATTGAAATTGACGGAGGTATATGGACAAATGGGAGGCATACCAGAGGTAAGGGTTATTTAAATGATATGGAAAAATTTAATGTAGCCAGTTCTTTAGGTTGGTTAATATTAAAATTTACACCTAATAATCAATATAGTCTTAAAACCATAGAATTAATTAAAGATACACTTAAACAAAAAAAAATATAAGTATGGATAATGAAGTGTGGAAATTTATTGATGGAGCTAAAAATGCATATATGGTATCTGATTTAGGCAATGTAAAAAGTTTAAACATGTTAATATATAATTCTGGCTCAGGAGGTACGTATATTAAAAAAGGCAAGATATTAAAACTTTGCATTGCTAAAAATGGATACGTAGTTGTAAATATATTTGGTAAAACTAACTATGTACATAGATTAGTTTGTACTGCTTTTATTGGAAATATTGGGTTTAAGATGACTATTAACCATAAGGACGGAAATAAGCAAAATAACAAAATAAATAATTTAGAAATTGTCTCATATTCCGATAATCATATCCATGCTTTTAAAGTTCTAAAACGAAAACCTACATGTTCTGGTAGATTTGGATCGAATCATAATTGTAGTAAACCAATTATTCAAAAATCACTAGATGGAAAAATTATTGGTGAATTCCAAAATGCAAGAGAAGCTACAAGGTTAAAAGGATTTAATTATAAAAAAATATCAGCTTGTTGTACAAATAATGAAAAAACACATAAAGGATTTATGTGGGAGTTTAAATTAAAATAAAACAAATTTCGAAACTTAAAACTTAAAAACTATGTTAAAAATTTATGGTTGCTCAGATGATAATTTAGAATTCGAAGGTTGCATAAACGATGAAATGGGATTCTATGAAGGTGATGGTATTATTAAAACATCATGCGGGGCTATTATTCACTATTGGTGGAATGATAAAAGCGGATGGAATTCCGAAATACTCAAACAGGGTATAAATAAAGTTACCATGATACCGGTTCCAGATAAAGACGACTTTGTTCCATTAATTGAAATTGATGGAGATGTGGAGTGGATAACTATCGAAGATGAAAATGAAGAAGTGACCAGATTCTTTAAAGGAGAAAACTACAAAGAAACAGATGCTGAATTGGAGTTAAAAGAATTCATTGAAGGGTATGAGGACATTGAAGAAGATCAGGCTGCATCCATAGCTTTCATGGCTCGGATGATATTTACAGGTGAAAACAGTAAATAAAATGGTTGACGTGTTACCTAATGTTACCAGTAGTGCTTTTTCTTCTGTTTTCAATGATGATTGCATGGTTATTATGTCTAAGTATCCCGACAAATATTTTGATTTAGCGATCGTGGACCCACCTTATGGAATTAATGCAGCAAATATGCAAATGGGATCCGCCCCAAACCGAAAAGAAAAGGGAAAATACCCAGGAGAAAGCACATCTGTTAAACTTAAAAAAGGTAGATTAAACGGAGGCTCAGGTAAATTAAAGAACCGTGCTTTAAATACTATGGATTGTGATTGGGATTACGAAAAACCAACTCCGGAATATTTTAAAGAACTATTTCGTATTTCTAAAAACCAAATTATTTGGGGAGGAAACTACTTTGATTTACCAGCTACACGCTGTATAATTTGCTGGGATAAAATGCAGCCTTGGGATAACTTTTCTCAATGGGAAATGGCTTGGACTTCATTTGATAAACCTGCAAAAATGTACCGTATATCGAATACTGGAGGTGGAAACCATGAAACTAAAATACACCCAACTCAAAAACCAGTTGCTTTATATGATAATATTTTTAGAGATTTTACGACTGAAGGAATGAAGGTTATCGACACTCATTTAGGTAGTGGATCCAGTAGAATTTCTGCTTATAAGGCAAAGGTTGAATTTATTGCCTGTGAAATTGGACAGTCATATTTTTACTTACAAGAAAACAGATTTAACCAATATGTACGACAGTTGAGGCTGTTTTAGTATTTATCACAACAAAAATATAACAATATTATTTAAATGTTTGCATTATAATAACATATTGTTATATTTGTGTTATAGTTGATCTGTGATTATATCCGGTAATGACCGATCAAAGATAATGAAACGCCTAATGCCTCCAGGAGCCGGATACTCTGAAAAGGGATTGATTCGGGCTTTTTTATCATTTAATATTTTGATTATTACATAACTACATAGTATAAAAATTTGATTATCAATGAAAGACCCAGCATTTTTATTTTACCCGAACGATTGGATTGGAGGAACTATGGGAATGACTTTTGAAGAAAAAGGTGCTTACATAGAATTGTTGATGATGCAATTTAATAGAGGTCATATGACCGAACATATGATTGGTCAAACAGTAGGACAACTTTGGGTCAACATAAAGGACAAATTTATACTTGATGGTGATGGAAGATATTTTAATAAGAGATTAGAGGAAGAGCAAAATAGGCGTAAAACCTTTACAGAATCTAGGAGGAATAATATTAAAGGAGAAAATCAATATACTAAAAAAACAGGTCATATAAATGGTCATATGACCTCTCATATGGAAAATGAAAATGAAAATGAAAATATAAATAGAGTTATTGGAAAAGAGGGTGTGGGAGAAAAACCAAAATCACCAATTGAACAAACTCCTCTGAATTGGAGAAATGATTTTGAAATATACTTATCCGGATTAAATGAAACTTATAACAAATTACTGGTTGACCAGGATTATTTGAAAATTCAAGAACGATTGAATCCAAGCATAGATATAAAACTATCCATAGAGAAAGCATATGTAAACTTCTGGTCCACTCCTGCCGGATGGAAGCATAAGAAAAAAAGTAAATCAAACGAATTGGATTGGAAAAGTACTTTAACCAAAGCCATTGATATGAATAAGGTTTATAAGCAACGGGAATATTTAAAACCAAACTCTATTCCCATTGATATGCCTGAATGTGTAAAATAAAAATTATGGAAACAATGAGAGATATTATCGGAAAAAATTGGAGACGAAAGATATTTGATCTTAGTGATGCAGGTAGAGTAAAAGAATTGAAAATACAACTAATGTCATTTATGCAAGATGCATTCTTCGATCAGAATGATAAAAAAGTGAGTCTTACTTCTGAAGATCAAAAGATGCTTTCTGAAATATTTTATTGGTTAGTTGGATCATGCAACCCTATTTACCTTCAAAAGGCCCCATTGTTTACGGGGAATATTGGCACTGGCAAAACTGTTTTAATGAAAGGTATTTTAGAATTTATTGATACTCACTACTCGCATGATGCTTTTTTAGGTGGAATTTCTAACCCTGTATATATTCAATCTAAGGAAATGGCTAATTATTTTAAGGAAAACAATACGAATGGAATATCAAAGTTAAAAACTTGTTCAATTCTCGCTATTGATGATATTGGTTACGAAGCTAAAACAACAAATTATTTCGGTACCGAAGCTAAACCGTTCGAAGAAATATTAATGTCTCGATACGATAAAAGAAAAACAACCTTAATGACAACTAATTTGCCTATTGAGGAAATTGGTAAAATATACGGATGGCATATATACGACAGGATAAAACAAACATCATTCGTGTATGAGTTTAAAGGACATTCCAAAAGAGAAAAAGTTTAATATACCAGATGAATTATGAATGATTTCGAAATAACAGCAGGTGATTTTTTGGCCGGAGGTGGTGGTGTGACAGAAGCATTATCTAAAATACAAGATGTAAAAGTTAAATGGGTTTTAAACCATGACCAGATGGCAATTCGAACAAATATGTTTAATCACAAAGGAGTTAAACATTTTTGGGTTGATATGTACAAGCAGGATGAACATAAAATGGATAGTGTTGACTTTGCTTGGGCATCAATTGAATGTACTCAACATTCAAGAGCAAATGGAGGTCGTGAAAAAAAAATGGGTAGCTATACTCTTGGTTGGGAATTAGTAAGATATGTCAAACACTTAATGCCTTTCGTATTAGGAATTGAGAATGTTCCAGAATTTAAAGAATGGGGACCAATTGATGAATTTGGACAACCAATAAAAGAACAAAAGGGAGAAGAATTTATTAAATGGAAAAATACTATTTGTGGTCTTGGATATGATTACCATGAATCTATTAGAAATGCTGCCGATGATGGTATTCCAACACGTAGGGTAAGATATTTCGCTTTTTTTACAAGAAAAGAGTTAGGGATGGATGTAAAATGGCCGGAACCAACTCATAATAAAATTGGCAATAAAGGATTGCAAAAATGGGTTGCCTGTAAAAATCATATTGATCTTACAAAAGAGGGAAATAGTATATTCGGAAGAGCTTTTAATCCTAATGTTAAAAAAGGTAAACGTAAGGAATTAACTTCAAATACACTTCGTAGAATTGCTGGAGGAATTAAAAAATATGCACCCGAATTAAACTTTATATTTCAATACTACGGGAATGGGGATAATGTTCAAAAAGTAGAATCTCCTTTAAATGCTATTACTACTAAGGACAGGCATGTATTAGTTACTTGTGAAAAACTTCAATTTATAGCTGACCATTGTTATTCTGATAATTATAATCATATTAATGAGCCATTAAATCCACAACTTACACGTCAGGATAAACGATTTGTCACTATTGAATCGCAGTTTATTGCTGATTATTATAGTCGAGATGATACAGCGCATAGTTTAGATGGCCCGGCAAACACAATTACTTGTGAAAATTCAAAGCATATCATTACATCAAATCTTTTAGTACAGCACTACTCAGGGGATCATAGTTCAGGCATAAACGAACCATTACCTACGGTTACTACAGTTGACCATAACGCAATTGTAACTACACAATTTATAAGTAAACAATATAACTCTAACGGTAAGCCAGAATCAAATAATCAATCCATTGACGAACCTTGTGGATCACTAACAACACAAGAAAAGATTCAATTTATTACCGCATATTTCAGTAATTCCGGGAAAGAAAATGATTTAATATCAGCATTGAAAAATGGTGATATAGATTTTGATATTAAAATGAGGTTTTTAGAACCTGAAGAGCTATCGAGAATAAGCACATTTCCGAAAGGATATTTTACTAACCCATTACTCAAGCTAACTAAAAAAGAACAAGTACGACTGATTGGAAATGCTGTTCCTCCGGAGTGGGCAAAAATAATAATAGAGCCTGTAGTGAGTGAATTAAAGCAAATACTTTCGGCTAAAAAAATTGCAGTATGAGTAATTTATCAGAAAAAGCAATAAAAGTAGCAATTAACGAAATGGAACTTCAGATTAACCTGGAAGGGTGTAAAAAGATTTGGACTAAATGGGTTTCATTCCAAAAGGATAGCAGGTTCATCCAGGCAAAGGATAAACAGAAATTAAAACACACAAAATGAGAAAGTATGTCGAATGTTTTTCAAATGGAACTGAAGCTATGCAATGGGAATTTCATAACTGTGACCAATGCAAACGTAAATCTTCTTGCTATCCAAGACAAAATATTCAAAAAGGGTATATAATTGGTCATATATCCTTAAATACAGCCAGTTTCATAGGAATGCAGAGTTATGACGAAAAACGAAGTAACTGCACTCTTAAGAACTTATGCGATCATTTTAACGATCCTATTGTAAGTAATAAAAAACCTAAAATTTATAATACTAACGAATTAACACTATTTTAAAATGAGCTACAAAGACGAATCCCCAGAAGTACAAAGTGTATTGATAGAAGCTAGATCAGTCGTTTTCGATTGCGATAATGTACCAGATAGAAATCTTGAAAATTACTTCAGAGATGTAGACATATTACTTGCCAGAAAAGTAGTTTATGAAAGAAAGTCTTCTCAGGAACCTTGTAAATGTAAACCTGACGAAACATCAGGATGGACCACATGGAAACTATGTAATGGATGTGGAAAACAAGTTGAAAACTCGCTTGAATTTAACACAAATCAAGTCTTTACCTCGAAGCAAATACAGGTTTTAAACAGAGCAATTGAAAAGTTTGGCTTTGAAAAACAGGTTGAAATGATAATTGAAGAATGTGCCGAATTAATTGTGGCTCTTCAAAAGTTGAAAAGAGATCGAGGAGAAGATTACCTAAAGAAACTTTTTAATGTGCAGGATGAAATAGCGGATGTTAAAATTATGATTCGCCAGGCTGAAATTCTATTTGAAGACCCAATTATAAATAAAAGGGTTGAGTTTAAAATTAATCGATTAGAAAAACGAATAATTGAAGGAGTAAGCTAATGAATACAACTATCCAACCAGAAGTAACAAGAGGTAAAAAGGCCACAGTTAAATGTAGTAATACAGAGTGTGAAGCTCATAGTTATTGCTTACGGTTTGACAAGGAAGCTAATCATAAATTTACTGTAGGATATCACTTAAACGAGGCACCCGAATTCGGTGCGCAATTTTGTAATTACTATTATCCGATAGAACTATGAAAACATTAATCTTTATCCTTCTGATGTTTTTTACATGGACTAATACCAAAGCCTTAAAAGTAATTGAACGTATTGAATACGCCAATGATGTTGAGCAAACAATTTTAGAAATTAAAACAGTATTTGCTATTGCCAAGGTTGAAAGTGAATTTAATCCGGATGCATTAAATAAAAAAGAAAATGCCGCAGGAATCCTTCAGATACGTCCAATAATGCGAAGGGAAGTAAACCGGTTATTAAAAAAAGAAGTATATACAGATTCATGCCGTTTTAATGCTGTTAAATCAATTGAAATGTTTCTTGTCATACAAAGACATTACAATCCGTCTTGCAATCAAAAGACGGCTGCTATTTTATGGAATACTGGTAGTTTATCACCAAAGGGAGATATAGGTAAGGTATATTGGAGTAAGGTAAAACAAATGTTATATAAAAATAACAGAATGTTTTAATATTATTTGTTTATGTCGAAATAACGTTATATATTTGTTCTGTTTATTTGTGGAAAGATATAGCGGATTGTTCTACAAAAAAAATCCCAAGTTAAACCCATTTTTTATCCTAGAGGCCGCTATCCTCGAAGATTTAAGATGGGTTTTTTTTATAAACATTAACTAAAAAAGGACAAAATGAAAAAAGCTTACAGACATGGAGAAATTGCCTTTGTAGAAATAAATAAACTACCAGACGGATTAAAGGCATGTGAATCCAAAATTTTAATGACAGGTAGTCATGGTAATAATCATTCATTTGATAATGGAATATTTTATCCATTTAAAGATGGTAATTACATTTTTGGCTATTTAGATGCTAAAAACACTTCATTATTGCATAATGAACATGGAGCCGGAAAAGGAAAAATAAAAAAGGCTACGATTAAAGACGGGTTATACGAATTACGTAAACAAAATGAATTTACTCCTTCGGGATTAGTTCCAGTTATTGACTAAAAAACAAAATAATATGAAAACTATAAATAAAAATATTGAAATAACTGTTCAGAATCAAACTGACATTAATAAACAATTAGAAGATTGTGAAGTTATATCCGGTTCCGTTTACGTTCAAGAGGGTGCAACCTTCACCGCTCCTGCATTAACAAAATCCGGTTCCGTTTACGTTCGTCAGGGTGCAACCTTCACCGCTCCTGCATTAACAAAATCCGGTTCCGTTTACGTTCAAGAGGGTGCAACCTTCACCGCTCCTGCATTAACAAAATCCGGTTCCGTTTACGTTCGTCAGGGTGCAACCTTCACCGCTCCTGCATTAACTGAGATTTCCGGTTCCGTTTACGTTCGTCAGGGTGCAACCTTCACCGCTCCTGCATTAACTGAGATATCCGGTTCCGTTTACGTTCAAGAGGGTGCAACCTTCACCGCTCCTGCATTAACTGAGATTTCCGGTTCCGTTGACGTTCGTCAGGGTGCAACCTTCACCGCTCCTGCATTAACTGAGATTTCCGGT